TGTGTTCGATACAGAGATAATGGCAGACGAATACATTGACCGCGAAGAAAACGTCGGAGCGTTGTTCGTTGAGGAACATTCGGTTGTCTCAGAATGACAGTGGCGATGGGCACGACACAGATGATCTCGCTGGCTGAGTTAGAACAGCTAGATGACGCCAAACTTGAGCGGATTATGCATTGCAGCAGTTATACATCCCGCCAACGCACGAAAGCGCGTGAGATACTCCGCATCCGAGAGACGATCTCAGATTGACGTAACTGGATGCTCATCGGACTCCGTAACTTTTATTATCCCTCCCCTCCTAATAGTAAGTGTAGTATGTCTGAGACCGAATCTGAGACCGTGCGAACAGAGTTGACAGACCTCGCAGAGACACGGGCAGCGTCATTAGCCGAGTTGACACTGGGCGATAACGTGACGGTTGACACGCCTGAGAATACATATGACGGCGAGATCGAATGGATGACCGACGAAGATGGCGATGGGGCTGTGGTGCTTATCCACGACGATGATCGAGCGTTATACGTAGAGCCGAGCAAGTACCCGATCCATGACGACGTTATCCTTATTCATGACGAGAAAGCCATCTACACCGAAGAATATCGGCAGCCGAAACCGAATGAACGCGTTGAAAAGATGTGGGTGTCTCAGGAAGCGAGATGACGTTCTGAGTCACTTACCATGACTCGTCGCTGAGTGGATGGTCGATCTCATCAAATTCTTTCTCGACCTGCAACTGTTCGGTTGCTTTCCACGGTTGTGAGTAATCAGTATCGTCAAAGAGTTTCGCAAAGCCACTGGTATGCTTCAACCGCGCTAACTCCTCTGGTTCCATCCCAAGCTCTTCACAAATCCGTTCATCATCCCATCCGTCCTGTAACATCTCAAAGACCACTTGTGACTTGCCAGATGTCGTGTGCTTGCCGCTTGCACGATTGTGTCGGACTGTGGCTGCACGTTGCTCGTTCATCGTCTTATCGAGGACTGTGATTGGGAGTAGCCCGTTTGATCGCTCACGGATATCCGAATGACGTTTCATCGTGATATAGCGATGAAAACCATCAATAATCTGATATCTGGTCTCATCACCATCATACGTCTCATCCTCGACACAGACGACTGGTTGCGTATAACCATCGGCTTTGATACTCTTATACAGCAATTCCATCTCGTTATCAGCAACTTTGTTTGGATTGTAGCTATTGGCTGACACTTTCTCAAGTGGGACAAACTTCACATCGTCAATCGGAAACTCGTCAATTGGACGCAGCTCAGAGACAATTGACTGGACGTTGTTCAACACCACGTTTGGATCATCAGCAGTATCGACAAGTGATTCAATGGCGTCTCTAACCGCCTCAAGATCGCTCATACAACGTGTTAGACATACCAATGCTAAGGCATTGCGAAATACCCACTCCAACGGGCGCAACTCCGTCGAAGTGGGCGGTCACGCAATCAGTCAGTGTCGACGCGCATTACGCGTTATCGCTCGATTTTCTCCAAGTCAAGAATCCCTTTCTGGCTGGCTCGGAACCATCTATCCGGCCACTTCGGTGACTGTAATCGCTCAAGCCGATTATCCTCGCCATCAATCACAAGACGGTATATCGGTCGGTGGTCGCCAAAGCGGTCTGGGTCCGTGTAGCGCAAGTAGACGTGCTCAACATAGTCGTCATTATCGTCATCGTCATCATCACCGGTAATTGTGTCAACTGAGAGCACGGTGGTTGAAAACTCATATCGCTCAGAGTCGGCATTTTGCTGTGGTGTCAACGTGCTCACGTGGGCAACGTCACCACTCTCATAGAGCGGTGCGTCTAGCGGTCGCTGTGCAACGCTGATGTCAACGTGGTCGGCAACTGTACAGGTCTGTCGGTTCGGACTTTCTGAGGACATATCTTATCTCTCCTCACTCTTTACTAGGGGAGGAGAGTATATAAGTCTTACGAAGTCCGATTGTCAGTAGAAATCGCCGTGATTCTCACTCGCGGACGATGCCCTTCTTTTTGAGATCGTCCCATGTGCCCTCTTCGCGCAACCAGTTTTTCTTCCACTCAAGAATCTCATTATACGGACTGGTTTCAACACGCGCAACAGCACTTTTGAGCGTTGATCCACCCTCCCAATCATTCGCCAGAATCCCTCTGACGCAGCGCTTGAGCAATCGCGGATATTCTTCGGGGTCATGCTCCGCTCGTAAATCAATCGTCATAAAGTGGCGCTTGAACCGCTTGCGATGCTCTTTATCCTCAACTAACGTCTCAAGTAGATAGTTGCGATACTCACGCCAATTCTCAAACATATACGGTAGCTCATCTGGGAAGTAATCATCATCACCCATTTGTCCAGCCGTATGAATACCGCCAATGCGATCTGCAAGCGCGTCAAATGTTTCGGGTTCAAACTCTTGTAATGTGAAGAGCAGATTGACGCTTTGCTCGTGGTGGACGTTTGACACGCGCATATTCGGAATGGGAATACCGGCTTTGTACATCTTATCGTAGACATCATTGTACGTTCTATCAGTGTCGTGGATGTACTTCCAGACATCCGAGTAGCCCCAATCATAGATTGGATAAAACGTGAAATGCTTGTCGCGACTGTAGCCATGAAACTTGCCGTAGGTAATCCCGTTCCATGTTGACTGTTTGGTTAATGCCACATGCCGACGTGGTGACTCTTGGGCGCGCATCCCACCGAGTAACGCCGTCTTTCCACCATCATCAAACTCCTCTTTGAGTATATTGCCAAAGAGCTTCTCAAAGCGTTGTGTGCCATATGTATTTTCGGTAATCGCAAGTGGGTGCTTTTCGCGCATCCATCCGTCCGGTCCAAGTTCCGGGTCCCAACAATGCAAGAAATTCTCACTGTCGCTTGTTGCATTGGTCATTTTCATTGGGATCTGAAACCATAGTGGGATAACGCCATCCTGTGTCATCCAGTGTTCAACCGTGTCGGCAGTTGCCTGATACTCTGCCTCTTGATCTATCCAGAGGCAATAAATTGGCAGCTCATCGCGTTCTTCGGCGATATCTTTGACCAAGTTGAAAATAACCGTGCTATCTTTGCCGCCACTGACAGCAGCAATGATGTTATCGAAGTGGTCGAAAAAGAAGTTGATCCGTTCGCGTGCGGCTTCACGAACCGTGCCATCGAGATACACCTTCATACGCGTGTCTTACGCTGGATTGCGTATGGGCGTGTCGCATGACGGATGTACATGTGTTATTTGAATATTATATTCTACTACACTATCTACTGATTATTCGTTCACCGGTCTACCTCCGCAACTGCTGGATCATCTGTCATATTCGCTGACGCTCTCGTATGGAGCCGGTGCAATCGCCCACGGAGAATATCGTCAATCGTCTCTGGGGCAAGCTCTCCGCTCGGTAACTCGCTCAAGTCGAGTTTTCCAAGATAGCGTTCAGTTTCCCAATTTCTGAACACAATCGTGTTATGCACACGCTCAACTTCGAGGTCGCCAAACGTCCACGGTCCATTCGCACCACCATCGCTCAGGTCATACGTCTCGACGGACCCAAGTATTTCTGCGACAATCTGGTCTTCGTAGCTCGGTCGCTCGGTGATATCTCGTATCACATCTTCTATTAGGAGAGGAGAGTATATAAGTGTTTTGATATCTAGTTGTGACGATAATCGCCGGTCACACGCATGTATCTTGTTGATATACACACCGCCATCGGAGTTCGACAGACTTATATACTCTCCCCTCCTAATATAGATTGTAGTATGTCTGAGAGTGCCGCGATTCACGGCGAGATTGTTGATGGCGTGTACACATCCGCAGTAAAAGATGCGCTACAGATTGTGATTGACGAGTATTATCACGTTGTGTTTGATGTCGAACCACCGAGGTTGACCGGTATCGGGATTGTCGGGAGTGCGGTTGATGGGACGTACACACCCGGTGAGAGTGACTTGGACGTGTATATCTACGTGGATGATCCGTCAGCAGTTGACGAAGATGGACTACGGGCGTTTATGCTCGATGATACGTCATTTGGGTATGGTGCGACCGCAGAGGTAACAATGCCGGAGTTATCACATGTTGATCTGCTCGGTGTTTTGGAGACGGGCGATGAACGAAAACTCAGGGAGCCATACGAGGTGGCTTGATTCACACGATATTGTTGGTGTCATAGAGACTTCGTAATACTTATATACTTTCCTCACGTAAGTGTATGTGTAGTATGTCAGAAGCCACGACTCGAAGCAAGGTAGAGAGTATTGATCGCGAAGTACAGTGTGACCCAGTTGCGATACTTAATGCTGGTATGACGATTGTCGCACGTCATCCGACTGACGATATAATCCTCACGAAACGTGATGGGCAGATTTATCGGCGTATGATCCAGTTTGAAGGTGACATACTGTGTGACCCAACTGCTACTGACGAGGATGATGCCCGCCGGGTTGTCAGAAAATCGTGTGGTGTAGTTGAGATACACGCTGAGAATCCGTATGACGAGTAAGGGATAGGCGTGTTGCTTGCAGCGTCTGTTGAATAGCCCGCTTATTTTCGGTGTCATAGAGACTTCGTAAGACTTATTAACCTCCCTCTCCTAATATAGATTGTAGTATGTCTGAAAGTGCTACCCGACACGAGAGTATTGACCGCGAAGTACAGTTTGACCCGATTGCACTGCTTGATGCTGGTATGACGATTGTGTCAGAAGATGTGTATAATGATGTGCTATTCACGAAACGCGATGGCGTGATGTACGTACATATAATTGGTGACGATGACACGTTAGGTAGAGCGACTCATATTGACGAGGCTGCTACCCGGCGGAATATCCGAAAAGCGAATGGCGAAGTTGAGATATACGCTGAGAATCCATATGACGTGTAAGCGATAGACACGTTGCCACGCCGTTCGTTGAATAGCCCACTTATTTTGCAGTGATGTATGCGATGCCGTAACGCGTCTATAGTTGGCGCAGCAATCTGTAATTGACAATGATCGATCCATTGAGTGTAACAAATGAGTCATTTGGACTTGATCCGGATGCGTTTGCACCACGGGAATTTCTCTTTGACGGTGGAACCATTGTCACAATGAGCGACGTGAATGGTGACTTCGCATACATCCGTGACGACGATCATAGGATATTTCTCGTCAATGCGACAACCGCAACGACAAAACCGATTAGAATTGATGCTGACCGTGTTGCAGAGCGTGTCAATACCCGACTGCATGACCAATTCACAACAGATGTCGCCCTGCATACTGAGTTACCAGACAAATTGAGCGACGTCTTTGAGTTTGATAATCCAGATGCGCTTACACCACGCGACTTGCTCGCGACAGTGTGACATATCACAACAAGACTTCATAAGACTTATTAACTCTCCCCTCTTACGTACGGGCGAGGAGAGAAATTATGTCTGAAACCTCACAGCGGAGATGCGACCGACAGGAGATTGCGCACCGAAGCGGACTTCACTTGCTCTCGCTCGAAAGCGAGTGGTGGGGTAATGAGAAGTTTGGCACATGGACGCCCCACGTTTGGGCGCTTATCGACACCCAGACAGATGACGCCTATCACATTGCCGCTGCGACACCGAACGCGTCAGCCTTGACGCCACGCTTTACACTCCGGCGTGACAGGATGACGACTGACACATGGATGCCGACCTCGAAGTCGTTGCTCGAAGTCGAACCACAGATGGTTGAGTACCGACGCCGAGAACCGACCGGCATGATCCACATTGCCGGACATCAACGCACACGATACGGCGATAAGGTGTGTCTATGGGGCGATACCTATGACGCGCTGTCGAGTGATGGTGATGAGCTGCTCGCAGATGCATGGGACGCGTATCACGCGACGTTTGATGACACGTTCGGCTGTTGGACGGTCGATAAGATTGACCGCGTGCTTATTGACCACCTTGTTGACGCCGGATATCACCTAAAGGTTGCCGGTGAGTTGAAACCCGGCGGATAGTTGCGACGACCGACGCCACGGCGGTTGTGACACGATACTCTGTTTTGCGGTTGCCACGCGCTTGGATCCAACACGATCCAATGGCGATAATCACCAGTCACGCGGTTGACACAACATGGATGGGCAGCATCCACATCCGCATCCACATCCACACTCACTACATACTACACACCCATTACGCAAATGTATATATACATTTCAAATGTACATATACATCTGCAACCGACCGAGATGTATATTTCAAATCTGGATGCTGTTAGTCAATGCGCCATCGATCCCAATACCAGAGCGACGGTCTTATATACTCTCCCCACTTACGTATATCTGTGACAGAAGAATTATCTGAGACGGTAGACACCGATGCTGCAGAAGAAACGCTATATAAACACTATCAGGGCTTGAACCTCCGAACGAGTGTGTTGGAACGTGTCCAGACAGACCCACTGATTGAGTCGCTGGCACACCACGCTGTTGTGCATGGCAGAGGTGGTATCGAGTTGTCGTTAACACCGACATTGAGTGTGACTGTGATTGTGCCAGACCGAGACATAATGGAAATCGGCTATGAACCGCCATCGCCAGACGCCTATGACGTGATTGTCGAATACTATGTTGGTAGTGAGCGTGAGAGGTCTCATTTGCGCGCAGTCCCTGATGACGTGCTTGCAGAGGTTGTAGAGACACTCGGTGACGCACACGCGTTTGACGGCTTTGAGCACGAGGTATTGTTGAGTGACGAGTACAGTCCGTCGAAACTCTATCAGATGATCGAGGAGTCTGAGCACACACAGTGGGCGAGTGATGATGATGACACGCCGACTGAATGGACGACTGAATAGGGTGTGTGCCCTCTCTTTTTGTTGCTCGCAACAGCCAGCCAACGGACTTCGACAGACTTATTAACTTCCCTCTCCTAAGTACAGATATGGGACAGAAGAACCCACTAACAGTTGAAGACGTAAAGCGAGTGCTCAACCTCCGTGTCACAGAGACACAGAGTGCCAGACCAATCGCGGACGCGTTCGACACCGTTGAAGAGCTGCAAGCGGCAGTCATAAGCAGCAAGCCCTATATCGAGTATGACGGCATTGGATCAGTAAGCGCGGAGCGACTTCGAGACTGGGAGTTGAATCGTTTTAATGACGATTCACAGAAAATACCGTTTGAGCTGACAAATGAGTATATCCGGCAGATGGGTAAAGACGAGTTGGCAGCACTGGTACGAGGCGAAGCGGAGTATTCAAATGACACTCAGGCAAAACAGGCGTTTGAGTTACTGGCTGAGAAATACTTTGACGGCGACCGCGATGATGCGTGGGATTATCAGCAGTTCGGTACTGTTGATATCCCCGTGTAAGTAATCGACTCCTCTCTTTTTATTGCCGTCAACAGATCGCCATCAGACTTCGACAAACTTTTAATCTCTCCCTTCCTAATAGATATGTGTCCCGAAAAATACGAGACACTGAGAATGACGAGGTACTGTACGCAGTTGAACGTGTATTTGACTCAGACGGCTTCCCCGGCTATGCAACGAAGACACAGCAACCGGAGACCATCACCACCGTTGGCGACGATGTGTCGTCCATCGGTCCTACTGTTCCCGCACATGACGTTGACGACAACCGGGGCGACCGATACGAATGGATTGACGCGTAAGCGACACCCTCTCTTTTTTATTGCGTTCAACGGATCTCCATCGGACTTCGACAGACTTATTAACTCTCCTCTCTTAGTAATGAGTGTAGTATGTCTGAAAGCACTACACGAGCCGAGACGGTCGCAGCGCAGGATGCACAGTTAGAATATGACGCGAAACGATTGGTCGGATACACAGACGCCGTTGACCACCACATATCCTTTGACTTCCAGCGAATAATCCTCGCCTATGACGAAGACGAGATTGGCGGACGCGCAGTTGGGTCAGACCAGACAGCGAAGATTCATGAACTGGGATATGTGATTGACAAAATATTTGCTGGCTCACGCCCCGGCTTTGACGGCGACCTCGTTGTGCACGTCCGACGAGAATAACACACACACACACAGCCAGTTGGCGTTTGAGTGCGGTCCTATTTTTTGGTATTCGCTTGCTGTCGATCTGATGCGTCAGCACCAAGCAACTGCCCCCCAATCGACTTCACCGCATTATACACGCCAGCGCCATACAGTTTTGTCGCACTCATCAGCAACAGAAACCCATACAGTCCAATCCAGACCGGACCAACACGCTGTAATGACGCACCGGCAACCGCAAGAATTGACAACCCGATATACGACGCGAATGAAACCAGCAAAATTGCTGCAACAATATCTGCAAGTGCCGCCGTTATATCTCTCAGTGACATTGCACACGCTATGCATCCGACGTAGTTGTGCTATGTGGCACGTTCATCGGACTTCGACAGACTTATATACTCTCCCCTCCTAATATAGATTGTAGTATGTCAGAGACGAGAACAGACATAGACGGCGAAATCGACGCGGATGTAACGGAGAAACTCGAAACAGATGGCGAGAAACTTGCGGACAAGACCGGCGCAGTTGGGTGTCACGTCCATATGACACCAGATGGTGAACCGTGCTTGTCACTGTACTTTGAAACTGACGTTGATCGACCACAAATCAGTAACGTGGACATGGAGCCGTGTGTTGAGTTACAGTATATGCCAGAGAGTATTGAGTATGGAGAGTCTGAGATGAACGGCAGACCGTATATGCAGGTGCGACTACAGCCGATTGACGAGTAAATAGGGGCATACGCCCTCTCTTTTTGTTGCGTGCAACAGATCGCCATCGGAAATCACAAGACTTATTAACCTCCCTCCCCTAGTAGTGAGTGTAGTATGTCTGAGAGTACACATCAGATAGACCCGGATGTACAGGAACGAATTGAGTCAGACGCACGACAGCTTGCCCCGGAGCTTGGGTACACCGACTTTTGGACTGTAACCGAGGGCGATGCGGGACTAACACGACTTGTGCTTGCGTTTGAAGATATCCCTGATGAGGACTTTTCGGATGGGCTTACGGATGATGGTATCCAGTTGCTGTTTGAAAACGAGTATGTAGTGAGCGGAATGAGGATAACATCGGATGGCTACGACGAAGCGCGATTGTTGGTGATTCTCACGCCACAGTACTTGCTCTAACGTCGTTGTAGTAGCCGATTGCAGTTTCACCTTTCTTTTTGAGATCGAGCAACTGAAAGTGCGCATCCATCACCCGCCATCCGACAACTGCCATCCGGCGATCATCGCCACTGCAAGAATCAGATAGAAAGACTTATATTCTCTCCTCTCCTACGAACATATGTGACGGTGAAACAGTACCCGAGACCGATAGAACAGTTGCGAGACGACGTGCACATGATTGACGACGAGGAAATTGAGATAATCCAAGCGATGCGCGAGAAAACTGATACGATGCTTGTTGGGTACGGAGCGACTCCGAATGGCAGAGATATGGAGTTGCAGGTGCGTGTCGATGACGACAGCCCGATGATACCGAACCGCGCCCATGCGAAGCTCTCAGAGAGCTACTACCGATTGGAAAACACAGAGCCTGTGACGGTTGACAACGAAAATCTTGTCTTTTATAGACCAGCCGATGACCACGATTACAGACAGCAATGGGTGTTTGAGAGTGACGAAGAATGGGTTGAGCTACATTTGAGTACGATGTGGTATGACTCTGAATCGTCGTATGAGCCACCGACAGACGAGATTGAGATAGATGACTTCTGGCACAGACTCGATGAAGAAGAACTCATGCACGGGCTACGAACACAACTCAAAGAAGAGATGCGGAAACAGCTATCCACGCGCTACAGTGTTGACGAACGAGACCTGATGCGCTCGCTGAAACGTAAACTCAAATCAGAGATGCGGAAACAGCTATCTACGGATGATCCAGAAGCCGACGAATAAGCGCGTAACCACGCACCCCTATCGTTGCCAGCAGCACAATAAGCGCGTTTGACACACCAGTTGAAGACGTCTATTGCTACATCTACGTCTGCATCCGCATCCAGTACAACGACAGACCACATACTATCCACCCATCACACAAATGTATATATACATCTCATATGTACATATACATTTCAATCCACCACAGACACCAATCCTCGATCCTCGTTGCCGTTGCCACACGCCATGACATACAATTGTGCCATCCAACACGCCCAACACGTCGCAGACCGTGAATAGCATCCAGACTTCGTAAGACTTATTAACTTACCTCTCCTAGTAGTGAGTGTACTATGTCTGAAAGTACACGCCGAAGCGAGACAGTCGCAGAAAGTGATGACCGAACCGCCGTTGCGAACCGCCTTGCAGACCGCACCGATGCCGTTGACGGACGCGTGTTTAAAGATGAGCCAGAAATCCTCACCCTTGACTACGCCGCCGAGAAACCACAGACCGTGCCACTTGGAAGCGGGCGTATCGCCCAGATTGACACCGCTGGGTACGAGATTGCCTTCGTCGCCGTTGCTAATCCAGACGCCCTTGACACGCCTGTGCTCCGCGTCTACGTGATTCCACAGTCGATGGTCACATACGCCACGCCCGATGCCGACAGCACACTCCACGATATTGGCACCGCACTCAGAAACACGACCGATGCGTCTGGCTATATCCGCTCAGATGATGAGATACTGCGCGATGACTACCTCTCACTGAAATTCGATGTTGAGCCAGACGCAGTTGCACTATCGAACACTGACCGACAGCGTATCGTTGCTAGTGGCTACGAGATTTGTAAGATTGCCTATGACAAAACCGAATCAGAGGCACGCGTGTACATTGAAGAACACACCGATACCGGACACGCACGTGACCTGATGCGATAAGCGCCGACACACCGCGTTGCACAGCGACAGTTGCACAGGGCACAAATCACTTGCAGCGCTCTTTTTGGCGGTTGAAGGCGACCCCGACCCCAACACGCCATTGATCGATCCGCGTTGAGCGCCTATACATTGCACTTGTGAGCCATAGTTGCGCTGTTGATACCGCGTTGCCCGTCCATATTGGCGTGTATATAGTTGGGTTATGGATGGCGTGATTTCAGTTGTGTATGACCCGATATCGCATGACGGCGATGGGTTGAACGCAGTAGTGTGCCGTTCATAAGACTAATTTGGGTGGGTCACGACCAAATCAACAGACAGCGATGGCAAAAGATAGCGACCAACCAGAGTACGCAGCAATCAGTCCACCAAGCGACAAACCACGAGCAAATTACTCATACGTCGAACGACGTGCAGAGCTATATCGCTACCTCAAGCGATACGGACACCCACGCAACATGGAAGTAAACCAAACCGAACTCGCATCCAGATACGATGTCGATCAAAGCACAATCAGTCACGACTTCCAACGCCTGCAAGAATACTACCGTGAGCGTGCCGGTGACAAAACCGTCGCCCAAACAACAATGCTTGGCGAGAAAGTGATTGAAGAGCACACCAAAACAGCGCGTGAGTTGGGTGAGAAAGCCGAGAAATTGGAAGCAGCGGGTGACATCCGTGCCGCTGGCAAAATGCGCGAGAAAGCCGCTGACATGTGGGCACAAGCCCAAGACAAACGCCTAGAGTTCAACGAGTTTCTCTTTGATGTGGGCGAGCTTGATGAAGAACCGGATCGCGTTGAGATTGACATGGACCCGGACGAAGCATATATGCAAGCATTGAAACAAACGAGTGGTGTTGACGACGAATAACTTGACATGCGTTTACCGAGGATCCAATTACTAGTAAACGCACCCGGTGTTTAGAAATACGCCTGATTGTGAAACGTACGTCAATCTGTGACTGATTGCGCTCAACGGATCACCATCGGATTCCGACAGACTTATATACTTCCCTCTCCTAGTAATAGCTGTACTATGTCTGAAAGTACACTGACGACCGACGACCCGGAGATAGTAGCACGCGTTGACCACCTCGACTGCGTACATGACGTAGAGCACGTTGACCGACACTGTGACGACACACCGGTGATGGAAACGGTCTTGATCTGTATCTGTGACGTGTTTGCCAGTGATATATTTATCTCGCCGATACTGATGAATAAGATAAATGACGCAGACTTTGATCTAAACACGGTGTCAGAATGCGATGATGACCTCACATATGATTACGCGCTCTACTGCCACCGCTATGAGGATGCACAGAGCGACACAGATGAGGAGGTAAATGTATGAGTCGGATGGGTGACCTACATCACATGAGCGGGCGTGTGCTCGATGGAGAGCCGATTCCACAGGTTGCAGAAGGTTCAGCGTATCCAGTTGAGGAAATAGCTTGGGCGACCAGTGAGCGTCTCTTAGCACGGTGTGATGAAGAGCTAAACACGATGTGAGTGCGATGCCGACACGTTTGGTGACATGCTCTATTGTCACCGATACTGACTAACTAATTGAAAACCGCGTGAGGAGAGAAAGGGTGATATTTGACGCGTCACCCACGCGAGTAGACAGATGCGCCGCATAAGCAAACACCTTTCGATCAGCGATTGATTGCAGTCAATTGCAGTATCATGCAGTACAGTGCAGTGCAGTGTAGTACCGTGCAATCCAATCCAATACAGTACCGTGCAATCCATTGTACATCTATTGCTATCGCCACACTTACTATCGCCCATTCTCTACGTTTTACAAGACATGGACAGCATACACACGTCACCAGACACATTGAAGACGTCCCCATATCCAACAAGTCTCGACGCCCAACACTGGTTTCCTGAGCCACTCAAAGTTCATTGGGAACCACTTGCACTCCGAAACACAATTGAGACGAACGTGATGGATAACGTCGCATACACCGACACCGACCGTCGCCCACATCCAACCGCCGACACACAATCCGCCCGACGCGATTGCCTCTTTGCCCGGACACTCACACGCCAGAAAACCAATATCATCATTGACACACTCCAAGAAGCATACGCCGCACTCACCGGCATCCGTGACCACTTCAGCGCCCAACAACACGTTGACCACGCAAAAGCAGTCACCAGTGTCAGCCGACTCACCAGACAACTACGCTCAATTATCACCGAGCATGACCATGACGTGCCAACCGCCAACCGCGTGTCAATATCAGTTGTCACAACCGCCAACTGGCAATCGCCAACCGCCAACCGGTGACTCACAACCGGCAACCGCCAACCGTCATCCGGCATCCGGCAACCGCCATCCGCCATCCGGCAACCGCCATCCGCCATCCGGCAACCGCCATCCGCCATCCGGTAGCCACACTGTGCGTGACAACAGCGCGATGACTGTTCCGACAGATGCTGATTGATCTGAGTCCACTGCCCACACATGAATGACAGCACGCTCGGATGCAGCTGAGACTCAGCGACGACATCTGGGTACGTCAAGTCTCTCGATGAAGCCCGAATGACCTGACACTGAGCATCAGCGTCCCAGCGACTGCGACAGCGTGCAGATGAGGCGTGGCGGATGAACGACCGTGGAGTGTCGTGTTGCTCGGTTGCTCAAACTCTCGTCGGTGCGTTCCGCGCAGATCATCGTGACTTGTTGCGCCATCAGTTGCGCTTGGCTCGTTGTGCTCGGATCATGCTTGCAGTTGGCTCGTTGTGCGCATCTAATCATTGATCTCGTTGCGCGCAAGCAGATCAATGAGACCAACAGAGCAATTGAGCAATATCGCGCATATACGCGCATTACTAATACAGAATTAGGAGAGATACTGAGACTAGCTCAGATCGATTCTAAGAGTCTCTAAAGCTATCTAAGCCTGTCTCAGTCTATAATTATGTAATATAATAAAAAGACTGTCTGTAATTACTAGTAGTCATTAGATAGACTTCGAAACACTTATTAACCTTCCTCTCATGTGTTTAATCGTAATGTCTGATTCAGACACTACGAACGGCGCTAGTATCGACCTATCAGAAGTTCGCGAAAACTACGACGAGAGGCTTTCAGACGACGAAATTCGGGAAATAGAAGCTAAGATTCAAAACGCCGATACCGGAGACCTAATCAGTGCACTTCCCGCCGAACGTGAAGCGTACGCTAAGGTCTCAGAGACCGGAAATATCCGAAGTACAGTCCTATCACACTTCAGAGAATTAGCTAATAAGACGAAAGTCGAAAAGAAGGATAAGAAGGATTACACGAAAGATAATTCCAACGACGAAAATCTCAAAACTGAAAAAGAAGTCTCAGACTCTGAGACCGGCGTTATCAGTGAATTAGAAGTGGGTCACACAGTCGAATACCTCTTAAAAACGCCATATCAGAATAGTACTTCTAATCCGTACCAGTGTGAAAACACCGTCGTGGATACTGAGACCGTCGAAAACGACGAGGAGACGGTCTCTATCGCCTACATAGACGTTTACGAGGACGACATAGAATCAGGTACTAAATCTGTGAGAAGGCTAGTCTCAGACGCTGAGACCCTGAAATTCCAGCGATACGACGGTAATAACGACACGTGGGCAAAATTCAGTATCGAAGGCGGGCTTAGTATCGAAAGGTTCGGATATCCTGAAAACCTAGAATAACTCGGTCTCACGGTCTCTTACCGGCGTTTCACACAAAACTAATTCCTCTTTTCTTTCCGTTCGTTATACCGGCGAGATACGTCTTTAACGCCGGTCTTACGGTATCTCGATACGCCGACTACTTATTATCCTCCCCTTCGACGATCATGTGAGGGTAGGATTCCAGAGACCGACCACTAATTCACTGCAGCCCCTAGACACGACACGACACGACAGAGACCGACAGAGACCGGTCTTATTCGCTTTTCTTACTAGCCTAGTGGTTTGTATCCTATTCGATTAAGATACGCTAAGAGACCGTTAAGACGGTCTCAGACAGAGACCGACAGAGACCGGTCACGACACGACACGACACGACAGAGACCGGTCTTAGGCGCTTTTCTCACTAGCCTAGTGGTTTGTATCCTATTCGATTAAGATACGCTAAGAGACCGTTAAGACGGTCTCAGACAGGTATCTATATCACGTATTCTAATACTGTTATGTGGTCTCTAAACGTGTCTGAATTAGTCTGATAACGACCGACAGAGACACGCTAAGAAGTGCTCTTAGTATCTTAAAATCTGTCTGAGATACGACCGTCGCGATATACGCTAAGACACACTAAGAGCTACTAAGAAGTCCGCTAAACGTGTCTAATCCAGTCTGAGAGATTTGCATATCTGAGACTCACTGAGACACGCTTAGACACGCTTAGAAACGATCTAAGACAGTCTAAGACGGTCTCAGCCCCTGTGGGGAGTTTCTGTCAGCAAACTGAAATTCACCCCCGGTCCATTGGCACGGTTCCGAAACACAGCGAACTGGGATTCTTGGGTATAACCCTCCCTACGTAGTATGATGGGACCATCAGTGTTCACGACAGGGATATACGAGCGAATGGCATACGGATGGATATGGCAGGGTCTCGTGGTGATGAGCGGCGATTATCGCCAGCCGATGCCCACCCGCCGGGGTGGTATCACGCGGATGCAAAGTACGGGCAATGGATCGAGGATTATCTCTCAGTCATTCCAAGTCTGACACAGCAGGAGATCATCGACACGATTGCAGAGAACCAGCGCGTGTTGATTGTTGGTGGGAATGGATTTGGGAAGACGTACATTTTGGCATGTTTCAGTCTCGCGTTTTTGAATGTCAATTATCCGACGACGGTGATTGCGACGAGTGGGACATATCAGAAGTTGAAGCGGACGTACTGTGATCCGATTGAGAGTTTGCATGGTGATATTGCATCGTATGTTCCGGGTCGGTATTTGTTGAACCCGCCACGGATTGAGACGAGTGACCCAGAACATTATCTTGAAGCCGCTGCGCCACAGGACTCGGGTGAGCTTGAGGGTGTGCATAATGAGCACTTGTTGGCGGTGATTGAGGAGGCTGATAAGGATCGTGTTGATGCAGATATGATTGATTCGCTTGAGTCGTTATTGACGGATGCGAATGACAAGATCGTTGCTGTTGCGAATCCACCGCGTGATGAGACGAATATTGTGTATCGGATGATGCAGTCGGATGCGTGGACGACGTTACAGTACAGTAGTTTTGATGCGTTCAACGTCCAGCTTGAGATGACCCACGAAGATCCGTATGAGCGCGATGCAGATGGATCGGTTGTGATTGACGATGTGTTGCAGTATCCGAAGTTGAAGTCGAGTGTTGAGGATAAGATGATACCGGAGATGACACGCCTGTCACAGATTAAGCAGGATTGGGAGTCGTGGAATGGTGAGTCGTGGCCGGTCGAGGAGGGTGGTGGATGGCAGGGCGCGGCACAGATTGCGGCAGATAGTTGGCAACGTGATGATTTGAGTGTGCAGTGGTATCGGCGTCGATTGGGAGAGATTCCACCACAGGCGGCAGATGCGTTACGACCGTACACGGTTGACGATGTTGAGACATCGTATATTGACACGCAGACTGTGCCACCGACACAGCCGCCGGATGGACTCGGATGGGACGTGGCACGAGGAGCCGGGACAGCGGCAGATGGCAACGTCTTAGCCGGGGTATTTGGCGATGAGATACGGGTACTCGAAACGTGGAAGTATGGCAATCATGTGGATAATGAGCGGATTGTGCGTGAGAATATTGATGAGAGTACATGGCGCTGTAAGTTTGCGATTGACTCGATTGGCAGTGGGTCTGGGTCAGCAGATCGCGTCAATGAGTGGTATCCGAACGTCGAACGATTCAAGGCAAAGGCAAATGCGTATAATGCAGAGGAGTATGGCAACAAGTGGACCGAGGGCGTCTGTTTGCTTGGTGAGTTTTTACAGAACGGTGGCACAATCCGGAACGGGCGATTGCGAACGGAGTTGTTAGCTGGCGCACGTGAGATTACGTTGGAGGAGAAGTACAGTAAGGCGTATGATGCAAATCGGTATCACGCATCGCCGAAGGATGATGTCGCAGGGCGTTTAAATCAGAGTCCAGATTATTTGGATGCAGCGTATATGGCAGTCGCAATGGCATCGGCAGAGACAGATAGCGTGCAAACAGTACCGGGCAGTTACTTCTGAGAATCACGCACGTAGTGATGACGACCACGACGATGATTTGACACGATGGCAAATAACCCAGACATAAATGACACTGACACTGACACTGACACCGGCACCAAGACAGGCACGGGTGATGATACTGAGTCCGATGCTGACACCGCGTCATTCTATAAGACGATGGCAGAGCAGTGTGAGCGTTGTGAGCGCGAGACGACACATCATGTGACGATTGACGTGCGCGTTGAGTCAGAACGATATGGCGGGAAGCAACCACATCGTATCAGTGAGTGTCAGGTGTGTGGGTTAACCGTTGACGACCGGATTGGGATTGGATAAGGCGGTCTCAGACAACATGGCGATAATCGCCACATTCACAACCACATCCACATCCACATTCAGTATCTCTTACACACGTATATTGAAGATGTATATATACATTTGAAATGTACATATACATTTCCAGCGACGGTAGAGTGAATAGATGCCGCAACGCCTACAAACGAATCACTATTGGGTCTAGGTAGGAGTATGGATGTATGAGCGACTCGGATGACAATAACCGGAGCCGTAGCAATAGCAATAGCAATAGCAGTGGCAACGGCAATTACAATAACGAAACAACGCCGTACATTGGCACGCGATTGAGTAACTCACATGTCCGTGCCACAGCCGTTGAGAAACAGGCGCTTGACGTGACAAGTCGAATGACAGGTACGCCGTCAACAACGGCAGCTGTATCTGCTGAGTCAAACGACAGAAATGGGCTTCGACTAAACACAAATCCATACAAGGGTATTGACGCGCCGGATGATGGCGTTACTCTCGGTATGTTCGAGAACGCCGGGCAGCCGACTGTATGGAGTGCGGTCAACTACCCACGTGAAGAGGAGTTTGAGTTTGAGTCGTTTTACATCCGATATGTCCGGCAACCAGAAGCTCGCGCTGTTATCAACAAACCCGTCAACGATACGTGGAAAGACACACCAAAAATCCACGATGCAAAGTACGCTGACAGTGGTGATCCACAATCAGACTTTGAGAAAGAAGTTGAGAAACTCATGTCGGGTGAGTACACACGCCGAAAGCCGATGCACAGATTGCGCGTGCTTGATAAACTCGCTCGGTTAGGACATTATGCAGTTTTAGTATTCGGCTTTACTGATGGGCGTGATATGGTCACACCGGTTGGCGGTGTGTCGGCAGACGCGACGATGGACCCTGAAGGACTCGCCCAGTATCAACAACGATCTGATGCGAATGTCCCACCTGATCTTGGTGAGTCAGAATTTGACGGCGCTGATGATCTGATGTATCTGGCTGTCTTCGGCGAAGACCGCATTACAGACATTGAGACGGTTTCTGATATGTCGTCACCACGGTTCCGGTTGCCAGAGCAGTTTGATATTGTCACTGAAGAGGTTGAGCCGGGTGATGAGAACAGTCGGTATCAGTCACAAGTCGTGCATTACACACGCGCATTGCATGTGCCAGAGGGAACGCTTGAGGACGATTTGGCTGGGATTCCGGCGTTGAAGCCGATCTTTCATGAGTTGTTGAACATCGATAAGATACGCGCTGCAAGTGGTGAGGGGTATTGGCGTGCCGGGTATCAGGGATTGCACATCCGCCCACCACAGACTTCACAGGGCAAGTTCATGGACTTCGATGATGCAGATGATGTCGAGCGAGAGATTGAAGAGTTCTTACAAAACTTTGACCGGACACTTGCGACACCGGCGCAGATTGATTCGATTGACAGCACGATTTCAAGTCCGGTGCCACATTTGGATGCGAATTATGAGGCGATTAGTGCGGCAACAGATATTCCAAAGTCCATTTTGACGGGACAGGACCGCGCTGATACGGCAGATGCGACAGACTTGACGAAGTATGAGCGAAAGATTGCGTCTCGCCGGAACAATTACGCGAATGCTGTGATTATTGAGCCGTTTATTCAGCGGTTGATTGATGTCGGTGTGTTACCGGAGCCAGAGGGCGATGGGTTTGTGATTAAGTGGCCGTCGCTTGAGGAACTGACAGAGATACAAGAGTGGGAGTTGAAGTTACAGATTGCACAAGCGGTCAAAACTATCGCACCGGGTGGCGACACGTCACTGTTAGCAACAGTGCCAGAGTTACGACAGGCGCTTGGCTGGAATCCGAACCGTGGTGGCAATATCGATCCGGACAAACTCGACCGTCCACAGGCAGAGCAAGACCCAAGCCGTGAGCCACTTGGGCAAGGTGGTGCAGGCGAACAGGGCGGCGATAGTGTCACAAGTGGTGGTAGTGATTCGGGAACAGCACCACAACAGCCCGGTACGGGTGGACCTGATTCTGAACAGGGGCAACCTGACGGCACTCAGGGTGAGGCTGATTCATTTAGTGGCTTCCCGTATCCTGATGAGCTATATGACTCGCCAGAACAGGCGCGTGAACGTGCCGAGGAGCTTGACGGTATCAGCGGCTACCATGTTCGTGTGCAAGAAGGCAGTGTGAAGTATGCGCCCGGACCAGACGCCCAAGCATTTACACAGGCATTACAGCGCACAGACGGTGAAAGTGTCTCAGCACAACAGTCACAATCACAGTCACAATCACAGTCACAATCACAGTCACCATCCGGACAAGAATCACAGTCGGATGCAGAAAGCGGCACAGACGCAGGCACAACGACAAACGTGAACGGTGAACCGGATCGGATGCGATTCTCATAATCACCGTGTTGATTGAGCACAGGAGATTTGATATGGCACATCATCACGACAGTTTTGATACGTACCCACCAATAGTCGCGGAGCACGCACAAACGACACCGGCTGATGCAAAAGCACGGGCACGGGCGCTTGGACTTGGGTCCGATTATTATGTTGAAACAGTATCATCTGGCAAGACGCTCTACTTTCCGGGGTCAAGCAAAGATGAGTTGTTCTACGCGTCATATCAACAGTACACAACACCCACACGGGTGCATGCACGTCCGATGTCAAATGTGCCATCAGAGAAGCTCAGTCCACGTGATGTTATTCGTTCGGTGCCGGTGTTACCAGATCGATTGCGCGAAATTACACGTGCGTGGTTGATTCGATGGGCAGCGTGGGTTGCGGCGGGGCGTCCGGATGTGACACCGGTCTCAGAACGCGATTTAAGTGACGCACCAGCTGCAAAAGGCGAGGTGCAAGAACGCACTAATCGACAGCGACGACGACGTATCCGACAGAATGACGACGCGTGGAATCCGGCATTACACCCACGTGATTCTGAGGGGCGATTTGTTGAACGACCGGGTGGGTTAAGTCTGACTGAAATGGCGACAGAGGCTGAGTCACTGTTCAGCGAGGCGGATGACCCATCTGATATCACCGGTGTGTCAGATACGAATGTGATGCAAAAAGCGAAGGTGCCAAACACGATTGTCCGGCTTGAGAAAGAGGAGGACGGTGATGGGATGCTCGGTGGGCTTGGTGTCGGTGGCGGAACACAGACAGCATTTGGTGTGACCAAACGTGATGAACGCTCGGGCACGATTATCGAAACGACTGACGGTGAGGAGATTGACCTGAGTAAACAGGATGTATTAACTGGGTGGGAGGCGACACATACGATGGTTCACCCGGATGTTGAGAAAGAACGAGAGGCACAAGCGGAACAACGTCGGCAGGAAAAACAAGCAATCGCCGACGATCTTGCGGGTGCATATCGGGCAGAAGATGCCGAGTCGGCTGGTGTCGAGGACGTACCAGATGACGTGCCACCCGTCGTTGCAGAGAAATTACAGCGCGGTGAGTTTGGCGACACCGAGTTTGAGGGTGAGGTTGTTGATGCAGACGAGGTTGATGATCCGTTCACGGTCGAGTTTCCGGATGATACAGTTGTTGAAATGCCAGCCGAGGACTCGTTACAGATACAGGCAGAGATTTGGAAGCAAGGACTGCAACAGGGTGGCAGTGCGTCAAAATCAGATTGGGTGAAGGACATTTTACCGTCACAGGTTGATGAGCTAGTCGAAGTGTTCGACGTTGAGCAAGCACCAGAGGGTGACGGTGTGCCATTGCCACTTGTTGTGATTGGATCTGACGGGCGTCCAACATCGATCCAAGAAGGACGCCATCGCTCGATTGCGGCGGTATTGTCTGAGGAGACTGATGATATTCCGGTGCGAATACGATATGATGATAGCAGTACCGGTGCATTTGGTGACACGGTTCCAGAAGCTGATGCCACAGATAGCGATGATGCGTCGGACGGACAGACAACAAACACACGTCGATATCGTGCCCGCCAGAATGAGACGTGGGAACCGGATTTACACCCGCGTGACCCGGACACAGGCAAATTTGTTGAGCGGTCGTTCGACATCCCCGGTGATGAATCAGCACTGCTTGATGTATCATCAGAGTCGATGCTTGGCTATCTCGACAATAACGGTGCGCCGATTGACTCGGTACTTGATCCGAACAGTGCGGTGACTGTTGAAGACGTGCCACGGAATCTCGACAGTCCAGATAACATTGACGGGATTGGCGATCTTGAGTCAATGTTTACTGACGAGCCGGATGATGGCGACGATAATCAGGATGATGCTGATGCTGATGTTGATCCGCTGATCCCAACAAGTGATACACCGGCTGATGAGATGCCATCTGGTACAGAGTTAGCTGATTCTGTGAGAGAGATTAGCGACCAAACATCGAAATTTGATGCTGGTCCATCGCCATCTGAGCGTATTGGCGATCTCATTCAGACGGTGACTGGCTTAGAGACAGATTTTAGCTCATTAGATCCACAACAGGCACGCGAAGTCGGTATTGCAGTGGGTGAGTTTCAGGAGGAATTTGGCGCGTTGCCGACCCGATTACAGTCAATCAAAGGCGACCTGAAACAACCGGTAATCGATTATCACCGGTCGGAAGATAACGCAATGCCAATCGCCAGTCATGTTTCAAACGAGGACTTTGACCCAGAGATTGACGAGGGGAGTGGGATTCAAATTAGTAATACGAAAATGACTGGTCCGCGTGTTGAGAATCTGAATGATGATGGGTATATCGTATCGCGTCAAGTTCGTGATCTGATCGTGCACGAAATGGCACATGCAGTCCATCTTGAACGTGCTGAAAACGGTGATGCGACCGGCTATGACGACAAGAACTTGGTGGATATCAGTGAGCTGCCATCACTTCAGAGTCGGATTGACGAGGTTGTTTCGACGTATGGATCAACAATCTCACCAGAGTTTGTCGCGGAGATGTACGTCAAACAGTTTCGTGGTGAGGCGGACGAGATACCAGTTGACATCACAGACTTCTATGAAACACTCATGGGACGCCCACTTGAAGACGAGTCAGTAGCCGAGGAGACGGCAACCACAAATGTGGTCCGTCAGACAAGCGCTGCAATCCGGACGCTAAAGCGATGGGTGCACAGTCAATCGGGCACAGACGGAAACGGAAACGGAAACGGAAACGGAATTGACACGCGTGGGACGACAGGACGGTCATTTGACACTGCATATCCGGCAGATGCTGAATCAGAACTTCGCGACGACCTACCGCCAGCCTTAGTCGGTGAGTCACCGCTTGCGACAGCGGATGTCGAACCGTCAGATGATGCTCGTGACGCCGCACGAGAGACCGCACAGGCAATTGCCAGAGAGCGTTCGGATATTGATGCGGGTGTACCCACTGAAGAGACAACTAATTCACCTATGACACTCAATCGTGAACGGTATCGGTACAATGCACCGAAGTATGCAAAGCAACGTGCGGTGAAACTTGGTCTCGGACCGACGTATCATGTGACACGCTACAATGGCGATATTTACTATCGTCCGGGCAATAGTAACGCCGAATTATCACAAGCAGTGACACGACAGAACACGCGACAGAACGCACGCCCACGTGAGGTCATTCGCTCAGTGCCGGTCTTTCCTGATGCACTGCAAGAAATAACACGCGCATGGCTCACACGATGGGTCCACTGGGTACAGGCTGGTCGCCCGGAGGTGACGCCTGTTGATGATCGTGAGATGGAGGGTGAACCGCGTGCACGTCAGGAAATGCGACGGAACGCGGAAGATACGGGCGATGGATGGGTGCCGGAGCTACACCCTCGTGATCCTGATACCGGGAAATTTGTTGAAAGCACATTCGAGTTTGCTGATGATTGGCGTGCTGTGACAGACCTCACAACAAAGGAGATGCTACAGTTTTTACAGGATAACGATGCGGATGTGCGCGGTATCCTCGATCCAAATAGCGTAATTACAATTGAAGGTGCGCCACGAAGCGCCGCAACAATTGACGATATTCCAGACGCAAATCCGCAAAGTGACATTACTGGTGATGGCGAGGATAGTGGTGGTAGTGGTAATGGTAGTGATATCGTTGATGGCGGTGGTGGAGGTTCAACAGACACAGACACAGAGACAGACTCAGACTCAGACTCGACATCAACACCAGCGCCAACACCGGCAGACGGACCAACTGGAAATAATCTGATCGGTGTGATTGACGATATTGATGACTCCGAACTTGCAGACGAGAGAAAAGTAATTGAGATCGAGAAAACTGCTGACGCGGCAACGCCTGCGGATACAACTGTTCGATATGAGAACTTCAATCCGCGACAGGCAGCTGAAGTCACACGCGCAATCGGTGTTATCCAAGAGCGTGAAGACGAACTACCATCACAGATTGATGAGATTCGGTCTGATCTACCCAGTGGTGCCAAACCTGACGATTACGACGGCAATCCAGTTGCCAGCTATGGACCACCGAACTTCTATAATGACGCGGTAGATGATGAGGGCAGATTCGCGGTTATGTTCAACGCCGAAGACAACTTCCAACGCTCGGCATTGCTCGGCAGTGACGCCGGGTATAAGCTCTTTAGCAGTCGGCTTCGTGATGCGGCGTTACATGAATTTGCACACGCGGTCCATCATATGCGAGAGATGAACACCGGTCCGCGTGGTGCTGCTGGGATTGTTGAACCCGTCAAATTTGATCGCGTACTTGATGACGTTGGTGACGATATTCAGAATGGGATCTCCGATTATGCCGCGACAAGCTCCGATGATTTTGTCGCTGAAGCATATGTGAAAGAACTGCTGATTGGATATATTGACGACGGGACTGTTGTTGATGAACAGCAAACTGAAACGCCCGTTAATGAACCCGGTGAGACGTATAATCTCCAACACTATCTTGATTCATTCCTCGGTCGTGAGCTTTAACAGACATACACCACGTAGTAACAAACAGATATGACACCGGAGCCAAACACAGACACAAACTCAGATGGCGATTCAGACACAGATGCACAATTCGACCCAGCACCGATGATACCCGATCAGACAAATAGTCGGACATCAATGCCGGTGGAAGCAATCGCAGAAAGTGTACGCAATGGCAATATCAGTATCGCCGAGGTACGTGATGACGACCGGATATCCATCGACGATCTGCCACTTGACTCGATGGAGATTCTCTCCACATCATTACCGACGTACAACAGTCACGAATTTCTCATTCCGGATGAGCACTATGAAACACCACGAATCGCGGAGATAAATGCGCGGAAGTATGGACTTGACGATTATCACGTCTGTAAGATTGATGGTGAGGTACGGTATGTGCCCGGCAAGACGGTGAACGCGTTGCGTGCGGCGATTGACGAGCGTCCACGGACGAATCTTGAAACATCAAAATTTGCAGAGTATTCAGCAAATGACCGTGTAATGGTCGGTGATGATGAACGTGGAACCGTACTTGAGTTACACACTGATACATTCGAGTTTGGCGAGCAGTCGTTTGGTGCATCACAGACAGAGCCACTCTATGTTGTGGCGACAGAGGACCGAACGGTAATCACAGATGGCGCTGAGTTATCGTCGTCAGATTGGGGTCCGATATCAGATGCACCGAAAGAGGACATTGAGGATGCAGAAGTCGCAACAAACTATACTGATCGTGACCGCGAGAATATACAGCGCGATGCTGTCATTCGGACAAATGATGTGGTCGGCGAAATCGACGTTATGGATGATGTTGGATGGGATGATTACCCACCAACGTGGGAAGAATCGGAGCGTCCGGCGCGATTAATTTTGATGGATATGTGGGCGGACTTCAACGCGTCATTTGATGGCTGTGTGCGAGAAATGCGTGGTAAAATCCGTAGTCCCAAAGCGTTCTGTGGATCAACTAAAGATGAAGTTTATTTGACAGATTTATGGCGTTGAATCTATCGCTCACGGTTGCGGGTATTCGCATACTCACGTCGCCATCCAATAGGTAACTCGCACACAATAGCCTGTGTTTCTTTCTCTGCGAGATAGAGTTGCCATCGGATGTTCTGTTTTTGCATGATTACTGTTACTGTTATTGGGTTCCGTCGTCAATCAGTCGTTTAAACGTCAGTCGTCGTGATGATCCGACACCGAAACACCACCCAAGGTGACGTGGGCGACCAACATCAGGATAGCCAATCTTATCTGCAAATTCACCACCGGGTTTTGGACTTGGCGCGGTGATAACTGGATACGTGTTCATGAGCCAGTCGAGACTTGGTGTATGAAAATGCCCGCGTAGTGCGATGTCGAAGCCAGTGTCGTTATCGTCAATTGGATTGGTTGTTTTTGCCCAGATACCACGCCAATCACGGGCGCTGGCGGCTGTTTTATCGACATGGCGTTGTCCGTTCTGCCCGTGTCGGATATGGACGACTTGTGAGTTGATACGCGTGGTGAGGCTGTGACTGCCATCTGCAATTTCTAGCTCGATATTACTGGGTCGCATCCGCCGGAGTGCATCTTGCATCCATCGATATGTTATCAGGTCTGTGTTTGACCCACGGGCGGCACTTGCTCTGTCGAGACCGTGATTTCCAAGCACACAGTACACGGAGACGTGTTCAAAGACGTTTGCATAGGTAAGAACGAGATCGATAAGTGCCTGTGCACTTTCCGTCACTTGGTCGCCAAGATAGGCTTCAATATCGTGGATTTGTCCGTCGTAAATGTGGGTTCCGGTCGCAATATCGCCGAGAATCACGAGCGCGCATTCATTGTATGTTTGTGTCTGTGATTCGATATCATAGATTTGGAGGCTTCGTTCGGCAAATTCGCTCACAGATTCTCGTGCAGCCGCAATATCATAGACGTGTGATCCATCAGTCGCTTCGACAACATCGCCAAAGTGAATGTCGCCGATGACTGGCATGAATACTTCGTCGTTATCTGTCGTGGGTGATTGTGGGCGGAGTGGGTCTGTCTGTTCAAGTCGCCGAAGCAAATGCGAGTGCTCGGCTTCGATAACTTCATTTGCGTTTTTCGTAATTTGCGACTTATGCGTACTGCTAATGCGCTCAACAGTCGGCGCTCGGTCATCAGCGATGAAGTATTGCCGTGCTTTGTTGTCGTACTCGACTTCGACATCTTTGTTACGGATATCGGTGATATGATTGCGAATTGTTGATTCCGCAAACCCTAGCTGGTCGGCAATAGTGCTGATGTGCGCCGGAAGAAGGTTGAGGATTGCCCGTTCTCGGTCTGTCAAATCAGGAAGTGACTCACTCATAATCAGAGAGACGCGGATGCGGTTTGGATTTAGATTTGGATTTGGATTTGCGTTCGGATGTGGTTGCAGACGTACTCGTGGTGTATCGCTACATGTCGGTATGTGAGGTTTGGGAGTATAAGTCTCATCGCTCGATAGGTGGCGATCATCGCCATATCTGCGCCATGCGATGAGATTTATCCGGTAACACCGACAATATTTGCTGATGTCTGAGCATCCGGATCGGGGAATTGTCGATGTTGACAATACCTATCACCGAAACGAGACCTGCCACAATCTGAGTGTTGGTGCCCGTGAAATATCTATCACACGGGCGCTGAAACGCGGTGTCCCACTCTGCGAACATTGCTTTGAGACTGCGGTTACACACGACAAACGGAGTACAGCAGATGAATAACGATACAACAGACCCTGAACGACGGATTGAGAAAGCATTGCTTAACGGCACTTTTCTGATGGTCGTCCTCGGTGGTGCAGTTGGGAAGGTGCAAGAAAAATTCTTGGCGATAATCGCCAATACCGTAGACTTCGCGCCGATATATGTTGAGTTATTCGCGTTCTGGATCATCGCAGCAATCGTCTGGATAGTCATCTATGCGCACTGGTCGTCGGTTCGGACTGGACTCTATCAACTTCTCGTTAAGAAAGACGAGATAACCGACGACAGTAATAGCAACAGCAATAGCAACAGCAACAGCAACAACTAACACACTATACTACACACCCATAGAGGAGATGTATATATACATTTCAAATGTACATATACATTTCCGAGAGAGGTGTGCCACTAACTGTTGGCATGACCGTGTTGCTAATATTATCGTAAGTATTATAAAGTCTCCTCACGTAATAATACATACGATGATGACAGAGAACACACCTACCACCGAATCAACCGCGACAAAGACAGCAATCACACGATTCGCCCACGAGCACGGACCAATCGCCGTGAGCGAGACAATGTTCGTCAACGACAAACTTGACGACGATGGAGCGCCAAACGACGATCTAATATGCAACACAGCGAAGCACAAACATGTCGCTATATACCGCCCACATGCGGACATCTGGCTTGGATACTCGACACCCGACCGTGATCCCATGCATGATGGCGTCGTGTATCATACAGTCGAGAATACGCCAATGGATGTCGTTTCAAAATGGATCGACGTAAACGACCATCTCTTAGACAAGTATGATGCACCGACGATTGCACGTGACGTAACCCCACGCGAACATGTACCGCATAGTGACGGTATTGTGAACGCACTCCGTGATGAACTACAGTTTTTGTATCCAGACGCGGACTGGGATGTGTCCGAACGCTAAAATAGAGCCATACTCAATATTGGCATAGATTTGCATGGAGAGTATTGGATGCCCTGCACCGTTGTGTGACGCTATTCCATTTGCTGTGAACGTGACGAAAGTGACCAATGAGCCGGATCTTGAGATATATTATTATCGATGTAGTGAGTGTGGACATGAATTTCAGTATCAGTATCCGGATAATTCGATTATCTAGCACCATCGATATAACAGAACACTTATTTACCACTAGCACCTAGTATTATTTGTCGATTATGTCAGAGAAACTTACAGAAGTGCCGAGTGATGGCGATACAGAGACAGAGACAGAGACAGCCACCGAACTGTATGATGTACCGATAGTCGCCCGATACACGATGACCTTACAAGTTGAGGCAGAATCACGCGACATGGCACTGAAAAAAGCATCACATCCACGTTCGACTAATATGCGACAGGCAATTAACGAAAGTGACGAGTGGTTCCGCGAGTATGTTGTTGATGTTGAAGAGATGCCACAGACAGACCGCGATATTGAGACGGAGCATACCGAATGAGTACGGATTATGAGGACTGTGGTCTTTGCGATAACCCGGGCATACATCCAGTACCACTACAGACTGGAAGTGATGTAGAAATCGTCCGTCGATGTGATGAGCATAAACCGTCAGATAAACGCTGCCGACGATGTGGCAACCTCACCCTATGGCGTGGGGAGTGTATGTACTGTCAGGAGCATGATAACGGATGACTACTGATTCACACGACGATATTGATCCCACTGCGGGTGTGGCAATACGATTATGGGAACAAAAAGGCGTGATTCTACCCGGATATGCACGAACAGTTGCGAAATGGCGGGCGACAAATCGCGAGGATAGCGAATGAGTGTTGTTGAAGCAGTTGTGATACTCACGCTGTTTGGTGTGATGTTCCTGCTTGGATTACTCGCAATGTCAGCAGAAGGCTATCGTGAACGGAAACGCCTTCGACACCGACAACAGGATACGAGAGACCAACACGACGATATGGACCCGTAATGGGTATTTCGACAGACTTTGTGCAGACAGCGCCACACGGTCGGTGGACATTTGAAACGACACCGATCAGAGAGTGGGTTGAATCAAAACTGAGCGGGCGTGTACTGAACGCGTGTGCGGGCAAGTGTCGATTAACACACACGGATGCGATAATCCGAAATGACAAAGATACGGCCCGTCACGCAGAGTATCATCTTGATGTTGCGAAACTACCGACTGTGCTTGACCCAGAGAGTTTTGAGACGATAGTATTTGACCCGCCGTGGTCACTGTATCAGGCAAATCTGAGGTATGATGGACGCCATGTGCATAAGGAGAATACTGAGATTTGTGCAACAGACCTGCCGCAGACTGTTCATCGAGATAAGTCACAGGTCGGGCATGCGAGATTGGCAAAGGATGGATTTGATTATCTGCTCGCTGATGGTGGCGTCGTCATACAGCTTGCGTACACGGGCACGTGTATGCCGTCACGGTTACAGTATGAACAGTCTGAGCGTGTGATGTTCGATCCGGTTGGTGAGGCGAAGACGCTCATTGGTAGTGTTGATCGGAAGGTCCAAACGAAGCTCTGTTGATGATATCACGTATATTTGTTGTTCGTAACCCTTATTTATTCGCAACACATAGTAAGGGATAGAATGTCAGAGAATCGACCAGAAGAGGCATCAGAGAATTTCCCGCGATTGAGTGTTGCAGAGTCGCGAGCGGGCGAAAAACTACGCGTCAAAAACACAAATTCGGACTTATCGGATAACGCGTTTGTTGCATTTGTTGATGAAGACGGGAAGGTGAGACAGGAATTGACGGCGGCGTTTTTGAACGCGGATCACTATGAGGTGATTGAGCGTGTCACAGAGTGAGCGGAATTGTATTGAGTGCGGTAAGATGTTCATACGCGATACGTATATCGGCTATTACTGTAAGGAGTGTAGTCTGAGATCGACGCTTCGCTTGACGTAACAGATATACACTTGTTATTTGAATATACTATTCAAATATACTTTTTCTGTATCATGTGTGTTGAGATAGATGGAAATCCAAGCAACCGACTGGTTGTGCGATAAGGTTTATAATACGTGGCAGGTATATTTATACCAACTCCACTGTATCAGCCGTCTGTGATGCAGTTGGGGATTCGTCGGACAGTGACTTGTCTATCATTGCGGTATTTCTGATGACGGTGTTGTGATATTCACGTTCGCCAGAGGATGTTTTGACTGTTCACTATTGCGCATTTCTGAGATGGATGACATTACTATACGACTGTCTGACGAATTATTGTGGATGCGAAAGAGGCCGTCGTGAGACACGGATGATCTGTTGTCATGCTTATTTCGACTTCCTCACGCGGGAGTGTGACGTGATGGTCCCGGTCACATGCGAATGACACTCATCGAGGTGTGGCAACAGGTTATTGCATACTGTCGCTGACATACCGACAGAGCACTGTATTGCACTGCACTGTACTGTACTGTACTGTACTGTCGCGTTGTTGATAGTACGCGGTTCGGTAGTGGCACACGACATGCTGCATTCGTCTGGGTTATCATACCTGCTTGGTCGACTTCCATGACAGTCTCCGAGACTGTTGGATGATATCCCTGCTTGACTTGTAAGTCCGACCGAAACGACACTTCTGTTGATTTCAGCTTCGTTGCTGTCCAGTAACTTTCGTAACTCATAGAGACCGACATCAAAATCGATAACCAATCGATAACCAATCGATATCTGATTCATATTCATAATCATAAGCGATATCGAAATCGATAACCAATCGATATCTATCCGTGTATGCATCCACACCCATCAGCGCCATTTGGTTTGCCGACACAGACGGATTCTCGGCAACGATTTGGCATGGCATGATGGTTGCGTTGGTGAATGATCCTGTCGAGAGATGCGACAGCCCGACACCATCAAGCATCTCATGACCACAGTGCGACCGGGCGATGTGGTCGCGTATTGGAGTGCGTGAGTACGCGTTGTGGAAGTGCGACTCTTCCACACTCCATTTGTCGTGCGACTTGTATTGCATTGTCAATTATAGACACTCATTCTGATCCGTGACAGCAGCACACCCTTTCTCCAATCGACCGATTCGATATCACAGCATTAGCGGTCGCTGTGTTGATACACCATCGAGCGGTACTGACTCGGATATAACTGCAAATGCGAGCAGTGCCTTCCCACGCGGCAATAACCAGACCGTGACGATGGATGCAGAGGCAGAGACCGTGACGCGAAATGGACGCGAGTATCTTGTCTTCCCCGTGATTGCCGCACGGGAAATGGTGCTTGACTACCCCGAGTATAACACCAAAGAATTACTCTCGTCACAGCGATTGCGTGAATCCTCCGACATGTGGGCTGGCACACCGCTTACCTACATTCATCCAGAGAACCCAACACGCACCGCTGATCTCGCATCAGAATACACAGAGACAGTTATTGGGCAGGCATATGACCCACAACTTATCGACAATGAAAAACTCCGTGTGCAAGCATGGATTGACATTGAGAAAGCTCGCGATATTGGTGGACTCGCGTCTGACGTTGTTGACCTCTTACAATCAGACGAAGACGTGAGCGTCTCCGCTGGCTATGCGACAATTGACGACGATCAATCTGGTGGGAAACATAACGGGCAATCCTACGATATCGAACAGGGATATATCATCCCAGACCATATCGCAATCTTCCCGTCTGACGAGTTTCAAGCGCGGTGTAGCTGGGAAGACGGGTGCGGTGCCCCACGTGCCAACGCCCGTCAGACGACAGAGACAGCAGCGCCAATCGGCGGGTGTTCTGCTGGTGCCTGTCGGTGTGGGTTTCATGCAAACGCTCGTGACACGGCACGCACGCCCTCCTATGATGGCTTGACATCAGCAGAATGGAATCCACCGACGTTCACCGAGTACGTCACCGCGTACTACGAGCAACAAGATAGTGAGCCGCCTGAGGATATCACTGTCAATACCGTCTCTAACGACGCGCTCTCGTATGTTGCCGACCGAACACTTGTCGGGACGGCACGTGACCCAGATGGGGCTGGGCAAGTCCGATCATACCCGGTTGTCAACACAGACGATGAGCTAAACGAGGATGCGTTACGATCTGCCAGACAACTCGCCTATCATTCACCTGCTGAGGACTCGATTGTCTCACAGACAAATTCACTGCTTGCAGAGCATAGCGGTGAGTGGCCGTCTGGAAATGAGTATGATGAAAACGGCGAGTCTGTCAACGCGAACTACGACAATCAAACAATACTGCCGACTGATGGCACAGATAGATTTGTCGATGAGCAGAAGGCACGTGAACGCTCCTTTGAGCTTGGCTGTGACGGTGAGATACATAGTCACCCGCATCGATATCGTGATGATGTAACGATCCATATGCCGTGTGACACCCACGGTGAATACGAGGTACGGCTCAAAGAGCAGCGTGAGTCTGATTTCGAGTACGTCACAAACATTGGCACTGCAAGCGGGAATCTCAGATATATCCGTGCCGGTGAGTACGTCCAATGGGATACGGACGGTGAGACACAGCACGGTCGTATTCGGACGGTTGTGAGAAATGGGTGTGCTGAGATTATTGCAGAGCGAAAGTGTGCCGGTGCAAATCAGATCGTTGTTGATATCGAGACATATAGCGATGCGAGCGAGCCGACCGGACAACGTGTCCTGAAATACGCGCATGATGGCGCGATGAATGAGGATAATCTACGCAGTTGGGATGCGCCACGCTCGGCGCGTGATATGCCTGATAGTATGCGTGCAAACGCGATGCCGACGCCAAAGTGGTCACAAGGCGACTTTGTGCACTTTCAGGGATTGCCGAATCTCTTTGGTCGTGTCGAGCACGTTGCTGACGAGTCGAAGAAGGTGATGGTCAGTATTCACGGTGTACAAGATGGGTCACTTGTTGATAGTGGCTTCACGTACAGCGCGGGCTACTCAGATGTCGTGCATATGGCTGACGGTGATGCATCTATGCCGACCGCCGAGATGGATATGTCCGAGCTGCAGATGGACATGGACGTTGACCGTGATATGGCGGCGTCGGATATGATGCCGACGATGAACGCCGCAACTGGGCGGATCACATACGAGCGTCCGATGCGGAGTCGTCCATCACCACACACCTCACATACAGACAGACAGTACACGGATGTCAGTGCGACCGACACACGCACCTATCATGTCCGTCCACGAACAAACGATGTTAGTGTTGATATTGGTGATCGGACGGTCGATCTGACACCACCTGATGCAGTTATCAATGCTGCTGAAGCCGGACTGAAGGCGAAAACAGAGACGTATCCTGATGAGTTAGGCGACTGTGGCACCGGTGTCGGTGAGCAACGAGCGAATCAGATCATCGATGGTAATCTCGCCCCCGAGGACTTCCTGACCCGTGATAATGGCACCCCAATCCCGACGTATCTCGACAGTCACGAGTCTGATTTAGATGGTGGTATTGACTCGACGCCGCCAAACTGGTCGGAAGAGACGTGGCTGAGTGGCTGTGGGGAAGTCCAATACTCGTTGTGGGGTGGTACTGGAACCGGCACTGGGTTGAACTGGGCTGAAGGGACAAAAGATGATCTTGAGTCGGCAATCGACGCAGCTGAGGACTTTTCACTCAACGCATATCCAATTGCTATGACAGACACGGATATTGAAGTAGACGATATTTCAATACGTCACAATGTCGTGCCATTCCTCGCACGTGAGTGGGAGATGGATACGGCGCTTGTCAACGCCTTCATCTCCGCACTTGACGACGATGATCCGGCAGACAGAGCGGCGTATGCCGCAGCGGTGTCAGAGCAGTCTTCGACACTCAACGCGGTGGATGTACAGACCGCCCTCGCAGATGCAGAAGGGCGTGACACAGTAACGATGGCGATGAATTACGAGCCACCAGCAGTCGATATTGACAGTGGTGTTGGTCCACACATTGACGCGATGAATGTGCGTGACCATGTTGCACCACGACTCGCATCAGAGTGGGCGATGGGCGAAACAGAAACTATCGCTATCATCAACGCGCTCGACAGCGATCATGCAACAAATCGACGTGCGCTCGCAAACGCGTATGTAACGTCGATTGAGAGGTCCGCGTCTGACGCCACATCTCAGAGCGACCTGTCAGTTGAGACGGTTGTCAATACACTCAACAGTCTGAGTGCTGATAGTGCTGATACTGACGGTGACGGTGCTGGTGGAGACACGTCAGCAACTGACGATGCATCATCTGCACTTGATGTGTTCAAAGACTTCGTGTCGGCACTGAATGGCACGACTGTTGATGCAGATACGGACATCGATGCAGGCACAGATACAGACACACCGACGAGTAATGATGACGACACGATGACGAACACGCAGAGCGATTACGATCTGATTGAACCGGTACGAAAGTCCCGTGACTACACCGTTAATGCGATGTCGAAGGGTGATACGGTCAAATGGGACTGGTCCGGTGGCACGGTGTACGGAAAGGTCAAAGAAATTGTCGAGGATGGCTCACGGACTGTTGACGGAAATCAGCGAACCGCCGAGCCGGATGATGGCAAGATGATTGCGGTTATTGACCAGATGAGCGAAGAGGGTGAGATGATGGACCAAGAGGTCCTCAAGTACATCTACACCGATCAGGAGAACGAAAATAATCTCCGTAGTTGGGACGCACCGGATAGTTCCAATACGGTCGATACTGATGCGGATGCGGATACAGACACGGACGCGAATACAAACACGGACACAGTTGTGAATATGAATACGGACATCAAGACGCTGGCAGCAGAATCGGCGTTTGGCGTATCGGAGCTTGAAGGAATGACCGACGAGCAACTCGTCGCCCTCGAAGAAAGCCTCAACATCACGAACGAAATGCACGGTGATGGGCATGGTGGCGAGGACGAGGACGACGAGGAGGATGAAGAGGACGAAGAGATGATGAATAACGTCGTTGATAAGGAGAACTTCGAGAGCGTCAAACGCGAAGTTGAAGAGTTGAAGGCGATGGTCGAAGATACGCTCAACAGACAGGCAAACGCCGAAAAAGAAGAACACGCGGAAATAGTTGCCAACGCTGTTGAAGGCATGAGTAAAGATGCGGCGCTTGAACTGTCGAGTGAGAATCTTGAGTCACTCGCAGAGCAGCATATGAATACGGCTAACTACGCCGGTGTTGCCGGACAGAAAGACCGCACTGTCAACGCGATGGGCGGTGGTGGAATGATGTCTGGCGGTCCAGAGCCAAGCCAAGAAGAGGTTGAAGAGTACCCGGCAGGCGGGCGTAGCAATTGGGAATCACGAAAGCGGAGCGGAGGTGACTAACGATGGTTGATCGAGAAGGATTTAGACATACCGCCGGTGGCGATAAGACACTGAGCATTATCCGTCACGGCGGCGGTGAAATGACGCAGACCGAAGCATCGAATGGTGAAAGTAATCCGATTTTCCCCGGTGCAGCCGTGCAGATCACAACCAATACAGACGGCTACCGCGTGTTTGAGTATCATGACGGTACTGAGGGCAATGCTGTCTATATCGTCACGCCCGCACGTGGGCGTGGCATGGACGCGCAAACCGACGAGGGCTTCGAGAACGGTGAGCTGCTTGCAGGCTGTCGTGCCTCCGGTGGCGGTCTGAACGTGCTCTTGAAGAGTGGTGAGAACGTCGATGTTGGAGATGCAATTTCACCGGAAGCCGGAACCGGACTCTTTACAGCAGCAGATACGTCTGATCCGGCATTTGAAGTGGACGAGAAACTCGACTTGAGCGGTGCAACAGAGTCAGCATTAGTCGCGGTTGAGGTGGTGAACTAACGATGGTTTCAGCAACACAAGATATCAGTAACGTACCAAAGTACGCACGACTGCAATTACTACAAGACGAACAGACACGGCGTCAAATCCGTGCCAACGCGTCACTGCCACAGGACGCATGGATTGGCATTGAAGATGCAGTCTACCCAGCGATGGAAGATGTCCTGACGATTGTGGACGATCTTCGTGACCGTGGGTTGACTGTTGACGAGAGTGTGCAGAACAAAGTTGCGCAGTGGCACAAACAGGATTACGAAGCCACGGCAACAATCTCGATGCAACCAGAAACCGCAACTGACGAAGGCAATGTCGAATACGACCTTGCTGGTGCCCCACTGCCACTGATCCATTCGGACTTCAGTATCGGCTTCCGAGAGACCGGCACTGATGGCCCAGTCGGACAGGGCATGGCAGGGCAAGACCTTGAAACGCTTAATGCAGAGGGGTCCGCCCGTGCCGTTGCAGAAGCTGTCGAGCGACTCACGCTCTACGGATGGGAACCGACGATTTCCGGTGACAATCCAAACTCAACTGTTGACGGATACACAATGTACGGACTGACCAATCATCCGAGCGTCCATACCGGGACGCTTGGTGACTGGGTAGACAATCCGGCTGTGATCCGTGACAATCTGAAGGACGATATGGCACGTGACCTCAAAGACGACAACTTCCGACCAACCGGCGAAGGATATCTTGTTTATGTTGGTGAGGATCTTGAGGATACACTCGATGACCCAGATCCAGAGGGGACTGGTGATCGGCTTATCCGTGAGCGAATCGAGAACCTTCAGTTTGTGAATGAGATCAAGACCTTAGAGTTCTTGCAGGATGATGCTGTGTTGATGTTCCGTCCGACTGCTGATGTTGTTGATCTCGCAATCGGACTGGAGGAGCAGGTTGTACAGTGGGAAGACCCATTCCGTGATTACTTCAAGACGGTTATGTGCATGACACCACGCGTGAAGGATACGCTCAGAGGACAATGTGGAATTGCATACTACACCGGCGGCACAACGCCCAAATAATTACTATTCATGACTGATGAACAAGGGACCGGCGAACCAGACGGGTACTTTGCACGGCTCGACCTCGGCATTTCGGTCAACAACATTCTCGATCATGTTGGACGAAGTGGACGACGGTTTGTGCCGCAGACTGAACCGCCTGCGAATCCGGTCAATGGCGATACATACATCGCTGATGGCACGAATTGGGACGTTGCTGGCAGTGGGAACGCTGCAAAGGTCGTGTACTTGAACGGCGATTGGCGTGTGACGTATGAGTTTACCGGCGCTGGCGGTGTCTAAGACGGTCGTATAACCCAAACACTCATACGACCAGTTTCCATAATCACGGACAACTATGCCGACGTACCGCGTTGTTGCAGGGACATTCCGCCGACCTGATGGCTCCCGCGCAACTGTTGGCGATACGGTATCGATCAGTGAATCAATTGCAGCTGACTTTCCACACACCTTTGAGCGTGTGCGTGATGACGCGTCTGCAACCGAACCCGATACTGACACTGCATCAGAAGATGTCGAAGAAAGTGTCGAAGAAAATGTCGAAGAAAGTGTCGAAGAAGTGAAAGATGGCGATAATCGCCACTCAGACACAGATGCAGATACAGACACAGGTACAGACGAAGACGACGAGTCAAAACTAGTTGATGCGGCAAAAATAGGCTCAGATGACGAGACGGAGACAGACACCGATGCTGAGACCGATACGACTGATGATGGCGAAAGCGAACCAGAGTCGCCAGATGGTATGACCGACAAAGATGTCGGGTCAGAGGCTGATTTATCACACATCCCTGATGATTACGCGATGCTCGCCAAAATGGCGAAACACTATGACGGTGACGAGATACACGGGTCGAAAAGCGGACACCAAATCCGACAGCATCTCTCAACACTCCCACGCACACAAGTTGCGGCGTTGAAACGACAGGCGAAGCAAGAGATCAGCAACTAAACGCGTTATCCACATCCACATCCACATCCACACGACATACTACTACACGTCTATATACAAGATGTATATATACATTTGAAATGTACATATACATTTCCGAGAGGGTGAGATGTATATTTCAAAACTGGATGGTGGATGCCGCCATATTCTAACATCGGTGTGATGTAAATGGAGTATGGCGTATCAGAGTGAACGCGATCTCAAGTATCTTGACCGACTGAGCGATATTCCAAATCCCGGTCCCGACCTCGACGCGTTTGGACCGATTGATAAACTCAACGCGGCAGAACTTGCTGAGGCACGTGTTGAAGCCGATATTAACGACGGTGCACCAATTCCTGTTGAGGCACAGACGCCGTTAATACAGAACGCCGTTGAAATATACGCGACAAAACATCTCTTCATGGCGGCAGAAGAGCCAGCAAGCGCAGTGAGTGGACAACTGGTGAGTGGCAGTGCCGAAGACTCAGCAGAGTTTGTTGAACTACTCGGCACAGAATATGATGAATTGATATACAGCATCAACGAATCTGATGCTGACGAGACACAAGATCGGCAATTTAGCTTCTTTTCAGTATAACATGGTTAGCTTTGGCGGATTTGATGATTTTGCGGAGACACTCAGAGATTTTGCTGATAGTCTGCGGGATGTTGCTGACGCGTTTGGAGACGATGCTGATGATGAGCTTGAAGAGATTGCCGAAGACGTGGCACGTGACGCGCAACGTCGTGCGCCTGTCGATACTGGACGCCTCAGCGAATCAATCAGCGCGGATAAAGTAACTGATAACCGATACGAGATCGGAACGAATGTTGACTACGCGCCATACGTTGAATTTGGAACCCGACCACACAAGATCACGCCAAAAGACGATACTGACGGTCCACTTATCTTCAAAGTTGATGGCGAATGGGTAGCGACATACGAGGTTGACCATCCGGGCGCTGAAGAACAACCGTTTCTTGGACCAGCACTTCGTAACTCACGGGCTGACCTTGATGATCGACTTCGGAATAAGATACGCGGGACGTTCCGAGATAATATATGACGCCAAAAGACGCAAAAGAAACAATCGGACGTGCAATCGACGCGTCAGACATCGGCTACAACGATGCTGTGTTAACGGAACCGAATTATTTTCGTGAGCATAATCGCCTTGTTGCGCCGTGGTATGTAATTCAGTTGCTCACGTCCGCGCCAGATAATCCGCATGACAGCCGGGTTGTTGGATTTGAGTTTGCAGCTGATGGCACATTCAATGGTGTGGTCCGGAAGCGGATTGTCGAGTTGTCGTTACAAGTCCGAACAGTTGTGCCAGAGCAGTCAGGAGATGATGCACAAGAGTTGGGAATTGAGACTGAACTGCTACTCGATACATACGGCACGTTTGATGGTGCAAACGAGTTTCGTGATGAAGATGGCAATACACTCACCGCGACACCGTTGACAGAGGGTGTCGAATATTTTAGTGTCAACACATCATCACCGACACCTGAGCTATCAGGTGAAGTGTCGTTACGGAAGTATGAGACCGAGTTGACAATGCGGATCTCAACGGTTTCTATCACTGATGCTGCGTTGATTGACACGGTTGAGACACCACCGGCAGATGTCGCACCGGAGCAACTGACAGAAGCCGAGGCAGAGACCCCACAACGGCTTCCGGCACGGGGGACAACTGAGTAGCATCACGCTGACGTGTATTATACATGTGTAATCGCGGTGTGTCATAAGAATAGGTGAGGTTATGTTAGGTTATTTAGATTAGCATTATGGGACTCACATATGGACGAACGCCCGGTGTACAAGTCGAAACAATTGGGCAATCGGTCAGTGGTATCGAACTTGCAGAAACACAGACGATTGTACTTGTCGGAACAGCCGATGTAGATGCATCATCTGAGGTTACTGCAAATGAACCATTCACGGTCACAGATCGGACAGACGTGAACCTTGTTGGGCAGAATAGCCGTCTTGGACGCGGGATTTCACAGGCGTTTGATAATGGTGCATCACCCGGCTCACTGTTTGCAGTGTATCCAGCGTTTGAGGAAGTGTCAAATATCACGTTAGGCACAGATGGTAACATTACCGATGATGTCAGTGATCCCGGCATCAATAGTGACCCATTACCGATATATGAATCACAGTCGATGGTGACGGCAGAGGCGGGTGGTGGCACAACACTTGATGTTGAGTTTGTGTACAACACGCCGGGTGACGGCTCAACATTACCAACACCAACAACGTCTGACACACTTGTGTTGAATCCGTTTACTGGTGACTATGCACACTCAGCAAGCAATGTCTCACTCACCTATCAGACTGCCACATGGGACACTGCAATCCAACGCGGGGGTAATGAAATAGCTGAGAGCACAGTTGGTGACATTGTTGCACTACATACGAGTGAGGTTGTTGCAGATGAAGTTGCCGGAGAGATTAGTGGACTCAGACAGGATTCATACAAGTTGGCGCGTGGACACGCCGGTGCACAACCAAATGCGATGGGTCGAAGCGGTGAGCCAGAAATTGACGCCGGTTCGTACACAGACTCGGTTGCCACAACAGGGATGTTCCTCTATGGTAATGTCCGGTCAGCAGGGCATATGGGGACGATACTTGGTGCGATTGCTGGTGGACTTGCACAGACAACATTTGAAGATGCACTCCAAGGAACGACATTGACAAATGTTGAGACAACACAAACGCTTGCGTTTAATGAACGGAATCAACTCCGAGAAAAACGTGTCATTCCGATTCAATCGAGCGGCGATATTGAGATTGATGGAAATATCGCAACAATTGATGATGCATCATTTACAGCAGATCTGTTTACGCGTCGATTGCTCGATCAAATCATATTGACATCTCGTGAGGTTGGGCAGGTTGCACTCGATAGCGTTGGCAATAGCAGCACATTAACGATTGTTGAACAGGAGGTATTAGCGGGTCTTGAGCAGTTTGTTCGACAAGGGTTACTCCAAGATCCGGATGAGATTGATGATGCTATTCTTGATGTGACTGCACAGAACCCAACACCGACAGAGGTGACTGTTGATGTTGCAGTGACACCAAATGGTGTGACAGACTCGGTACTATTCAACGTCTTCCTTAACTGAGATGAGCGACACAGACCCAGACGCATACACAGACGCATACCCAGACATATAACTGGACTCAAACATGGTACTTGACAAAGACTATCGCGGCGATCAAGCATCGTTAATTGTTGACGGGAGTACACTGCCTGTCACAGAAAAATCACTGAGCGTTGATACACAAACGACAGACGCGCAGTTTGATGACACAAAACCGGAACGAACGAATAAATCCGTTACAGGGCTTGATATATCGGGTAGTTTCACCTATAACGGACAAGACCCAGAGTTCCGGAATACAATCCTCAACGCCATGACGGATAAGCATCGGCTTATTTTTGAAGAGGAGGATGGTGGTGGTGTCAGATTTAATGGTGTCACAATCTCGCTTGAGCGTGACTATCCGTCTGATGATCTCGCCGAAACATCTTTTGATTGGGAAGCGGAAGAGATGGTTGTTATCTGATAATGGCAAATAACCGACCACACGAAGTTCAACAGGAGATTCTCAAGTCCGCAAAGCAGGGCAGAAAGTGGCAGCTACATCATGAAACTGGCACTATCGACTTCCGAATGACACCGCCAGATCGCGTGTTACGGTCAGAAGCACAAAACGCGATCCCATCGTCATTTATCGATGCCGTGGAACATGAGATAAAAGATAGCCAACAAGATATCGAAGATATTGAAGAGAACTTCGATGAAGAAGACCTCTTGGGTGACGAGAGTGAAATTGACCCGAAAGACGCGGTGCTCGGTGGTGAGGCAACAGCAAAACTTGATGAACTGCTGAAAGACTCACTTGAGCATAACACACTCTCAGACCGAGAGATTACCGAGATTGTTGATGTCCTTCCAGACCCACTCTTTTACGAGGCTGCCTTTGCGGCGCTTGATATGGGGGCGGGTGTGGACGAAGGCGAGACCATCCAGTTTCGCGAGAAGTGACGCCGGACTTGTCTTATTGAACGAGATCGAATTATTTGGATTGCCGGGTGTCACATCCGCTATCGACTTGACACCAGTACAACGCGTTTATTTATCACACGCGTATGCAGAGCGTGCACGCCGCAAATACGGTGACTAACCGAGCACGACCACGACCGCGATTGAGTGTCGTTGTGAGCGACATACTTTCATAGATAATGTTTGAGGCACTTCGGGCGATTATTACCGCCGATGGTGATGATTTTCGACGAACACTCCGCCGTATCGCAAATCGAACGGATGATGCGGCGGACTCATTTAACGATAGTGCCGACGCTGCCGAGGCATTTGGCGACGAAACAGATGCAGCTTCTGACGCGATTAGTGATGCTGATGATAATATCAGTCGGACTTCAGAGACTGTTCGTAATTTTGACACTGATGCAGAAGCGGCGGCGGAATCAGCCACAAACCTTGGCGATGCAGTAGAAAGTGCAACAGAGGGTGATTTTGACTTCGACTCTGATGACTTTGAACCGCTCTATGAGAGCGACGACGCTCGCATCCCAACAAATGAGGAGCGGGCAGCACGCCGTGCCGCAGAAGGACGTGATTCATTTGATGAAGATCCGTTTGGGTTTCGAGAAGATGCACGTTCAGCGTCCGAGGCTGTTGATGACACTGCTGAGTCAGTAGATAATGCAGATGAGGCAGTCGGTGACTTTGGCGACACATCTGACACTGCTGGCGATGCACTCAGCGATATGATTGATGATGATGTTGTGTCTGATGCCGATACCGTTACTGAGTCAGTCGCGGAAGTAGAGGCTGCAGTGGCGTCATTTGACGATAGTGACTTCGAGATAAACCCATTCGGTGATATGGAAGATGAGAATGTCCCTGAGAGATTCAGTGAGCTTACTGATGAGGCGACAGAAATAGCTGAAGCAGCTGATGATGGAGAAAGCGAGCTTGCGAAATATGTTGCAGGCATTATGGCGAGTGCTGATGCAACAGAAGAATTTGGACGCGAAACATCAGACGCGACCGACGAGCTACAGAGACTTCAAGATGTGGCTGCTGATAAGAAGCAAACGACTGGACGTGGCACAATCCAACCAAAACTGCTCGCCGATGGGATGGATAGTGAGCGAACACGAAAGTTTCGAGCGGCTATTGCTGGGACCAGCGACCAAATAGTCGAATTTGGTGACGACACAGATGACGCAGTTGATAAGTTAGGTGATTTAGACGGTGGTCTGACCGGGCTACGGCGTACCATGTTATCATCATCATCGGCTACAGGTATCCTTTCGGGAGTTATCGGTGCTGTTGCAGGATCATCATCAGTCGCCACCGCAAAATCCTCGATTCTCGCAGCAGCACAAACAACACAGACTGGAACCGCGTTATCAGCCGCAGTCGCGAATGGCACGCTCAAAGCATCACTCGCCGGACTTGCTGTTGCGCTAACAGTTGTGATTGCACTTGTCTCAGCACTCATTGCTGTGCTTGCAGGACTGGCACTCGTCTTCGCTGCGGCGGGTGGTGGACTTATCGCACTCTTTGGCGCGGGGTTACTCCCAATTGCCAAAGACTTCAAGCAAGCCTCGGAAGATATTGAATCAATCTGGGGCGGATTTGCCGCGATATTCAAACGCGCTGCCAAAGCGGCACGCTCTGCGGTCGCACCACTGAAAAGCATTGATGGGTTTGGCGACCTCGCGATTGCGACACTCAACAAGGCGATTGATGGACTGTCGAAGATTGCACAAACGGTTGCAGACCTCGCACCGACATTACGCGATCTATTTGGTGCGTTGTTCCAGATTGATATCCTCACACCGATCTTGAATGATCTGAAACGAGGTATTAGAGAGTTACAACCACTACTTGATGATATTATTCGGGGATCGCTTCGGGCACTTGCAGGCGCAGTTGATGTGGTCACTGATGCTGCTATTCAAGTTGGACCAGAATTAGCAGGAATTACGGAAGCACTTGCCGGGCTTGGACCGGAATTAGTCGAGATTGGTGTCTTACTGATTGATATCTTTGGACCATCAGTTGAATCATTAATACGCGTGCTTGATCTGACACTCGCTGCAATTGCTGCGATATTGAAAATCATCAAACCATTTGCTGACGTGATAAATATCCTTATCAATGGCTTTGTTGAGTTGCTCAAAATACTTCAACAATTCTTCGGCAGTGCTGCAAAAGAGACTGAACAGTTCCTCGGTGGTATTGATATTCTTGATGATACACTGACTGTCATCGATAATGCAGCCGGACCAGATAACAGTAAAACGGGTGGACCGCCCGAGGATGATAGTGAGCGGCTTCCAAGTCCATCTCGACCTGCCGGACCAGCACGCGGGCAAGATAGATCAGACAATAATCAAGAAGTGAATGTCACGGTGAACAGCAACAACTCGTCACCACAGGAGACAGCGCGTCTTGTTGAAAAGGCAGTGCAACGCGCACTTCGCCGCCAACGGCAACAACAACAAGGCACAGACTAACATACCCACACCATATCGAAGATGTATATATACATTTGAAATGTATATGTATATATCGAATACAAGTATGTGTGAGTATCAGTGAGAGGATGCGGATGCGGATGCGGATGCGAATAAGTATGTAGATGGAGTATCACGTCTATGGCACGATTTGCACCAGTATATGATGGACGAACAATCGACACGTATGGCGCGTTGACGACACCGCTCGTGAACAAACAACAACCACACACAACGGTTGTACACGAGGTTGTCGGTAAACCAAATCAAGTGCAACATCTGGGGCGTGGTGCCAAACGTGTTGAAATACGTGGCGAGTGTTTTGCAGATGATGCCGAGTTTATCGATAAGTTGACTGGTGAAATCAGCGTGACCACCCCACGCTTCCAAGGGCAAGCAGTGGTCGCTGACACCGACACTGATCCGATGCAGAAGGAGTATAATGACGACCGCGTGTTTAGTTATCAACTGAGTCTGATCGAGGTTACAGAGGGCTAATCACAGCGATGGTATATGACACAGATGTCACAGCACGGGCGATTATCAACGGTGCACGGGCTGATGTCTCGACACTTCGGTATGAAACATCACGCTTGAATGAAGCCGCTGTGATTGAAGTCGAGACGCCCGATGTTGATATTAACGCGTCCGTTGGCGATACACTCCGAGCGTTTATCAATAACACACTTATCGGGACGTTGACCGTTGGTGAGTTTAAACCAACAGGTGAAAACACGACTCGGATTCGGGCATTTGACGCGATTAAAGACCTCAAGACGTTCACGTTAACACAGAAGTTCAATGATGCATCACCAATTGCGATTCTGCAACGTGTCTCATCTGGGAGTGGTGTTGAGATCGGTGCGGCACCGGCGGTTGGGAACAGCACTATCTCGCCGAATTTTGCGAACGCGAAAGGCGATCAGGTGGTTGATACCGTTGCGAAGCTGATTAATGGCGTCTGGTATATCACACCTGAAAATCAGCTTGCTGTGCAACAAACACCGGATACCACACAGTATGGACTGCCATACGTAAAACCAGAGACAGACGCCGGACTCAAAACGCCACCGTACACACAAGTGACAGTCGTTGGGACAAGCTCGCAGTCGGCAGGCGCACGCGCTACAAGCCGTGCGAAGTGGTTTATCGCATCACAGCCACCAATCGCGACGGTCGGTGACGAGGATGGCAAACAGTTTCTCAAACGTGTGAGTGAGGCAAAAACAGATGCACAGGCGCGGAATTATGCGAAATCACTATTGAACGAGTTTCAGAAGCAACGCGCTGAGGGAGCGATTGTGAGTCTTGGCGATGAACGCCTCCGACCACTTGATGTTGTCAATCCTGTCAATATCGCCGATGATGCAAACTTCATCATCACAAAACTTGTCCATCGCGTCAACAATGGCGAGGGGTTTCTGACAGATATTACACCGGGTGCTGTTGTGAGCGGTAACTAACGATAGAGACAGAGATACAGACAGAGATACAGACAGAGATATGACGGAACCAACTTCATACGACGGATTACAGCGTGTCATTGAGCTTGAAGGTGCTGACGAGGTTATCGGACGCGTGCTTGATATCCGAACACGGCAGACGCCAGAAACAATCTCTAATCACGAGGTTGATGTTGCGTTATTCCCGCCTGACTCAAATATCCCACCAGAGAATCAAACAAAGGTAACTGACGTGCCGATCAAACAGCCGACCAGTGGTGCGGCAGCACTGCCAACAGTCGGGAGTCTTGTCCGGCTGTCATTCCGCAACGCCGACCAGACAGCACCGTTAGTTGATGGCGTTGTCTATGGCGATGCAGACACAGATCGTGCGCCGATTGCAGAGCCGGGTGAGATGCGATTTACACGCGAGGGTGCCTCAATCGAAGTCGTAACAAATGATGCTGATGAACCACTTGCACGCGTTGTGAAGTGTGGTCCCGAAGAGCGCGAGGCAACAGGCGGCATTGAGTATAATCTTTCGAGCGGACGTATCCTGATCCGGAATGAGAACGGGCATGGCATCGAAATCCCGTCAGATGGTAATATCAAATTATACGGCAACACGGTGGATATCGACACGACAGGAAGCGCACCATCATTTGACAATAGCGGCTAAGATAATATACGATACCATACCAAAGAATGGCGTCAGAGACACCAACAACAATCGGCGCATCATGCGAGGCGACTGGACATCCAACAGAGTGTACTGAACCCGCATCCGGCACGGTTGAAAATACTGACAACACGACGATACTAACCGTGAATGGCTCAGATATTGCGACACGTGATGACCGGATGGTGTTCGGCTCTCATGCACACGAGTACATCCCGCCAGATGGTCCGGGGTGTACTGACTTTCAGTCACACAGTCTGCAAACAGATCAAATACATCCACTCTCAATTGATGGCACGTCTGTGATGTGTCGTGATGACACGACAACCGATCCGGGGTCCGGTGGCACTGCGTCTGTTGAGACGACCGCACAAACAAGTCTCACAATCACGGAGTAAGAACAGAGCTAGATATATATGACAACTGAGTTGACAGAGGACGAACAATTCGGTGTTGGTGTTGATGTGACACCACAGTTTGACTTACAGACAAGTGGTGGGAGTATCGCAACCACTGGTGGCGTCGAGATACTCAATCGAGATGTGTCATTTGCACTGTCACGACGTGTGCAAGACCAAGATATTCTTGACACATATCAGCAATCCAAGCTCAGTGCACAGATTGGAAATATTGCAGAGTCAGTTGCAGCTGATGATTCGCGGATTGCATCAATTGAGACGACAGAAGTGATTGCACAGCGACAAACGTCGATTGAGGTGAGTGTCACATATACCACGATAGATGATACACGTGGTGAGTTAGTGTTCAGCGTGATACGGTAGCGATAGGCACACAGAACGGAGTTTCAAGACATATACATATGCCAATTGAACCACGACAGCAAAATACGATATACACGTCAATACGAGATCGGATTCTGGCGAGCAACTCAGAGATTACCAACTGGTCAGAAACAAGTGTTGAGCGTGCGATTGTTGATGATGGTGTTGCATTTGCACTCGATATTCTCTGGCATGGTGTGCTTGCCGCCCAACTGTCAGGATGGATCGAATACGCTGGCGGTCCAATCACACGACAAGATCTCGCCGAGCTTGATCTTGCAGAAGAGGATGATGGCGGGACTGTTGATCTTGATCTGTTAAATCTGTTAATGGACGACAGTGATTTAGACGCCAAAGCACGACAGAACGGTGTTGTCCGCGATCCCGGATCGTTTGCCACAGGCACGATTGAAGCTGACGTGCGAAATGATGATATCGAAGTTGACAGTGGCTTCCGTGTGCAAACCGCTGATACGTCACTGCGGACGTTTGAGACGACCGAGCCTATCGACCCACCGGACGGCACGACGACAGTTACAGTGCCGATTGAGGCGACTGAGCGGGGCACTGAGTTTAACGTCGGTGCCGGAACAATCGAGCGGATTCCAGAACCACGTGTGGGTGTCACGTCTGTCACAAACCCAACACGCACAACTGGTGGTGCTGAACCAGAGAGTAATGAGAGTCTTCGCACGCGTGCCCGTCGTGCATTGATACAGCAGTCGGATGGTGGAACACGTGCCGGTGTTCGTGGCGGGCTTATATCTGCGTTTGACGGACTTGAATTACGAGATGTAATTGTTGATGAAACAGTTGTTCCAGTTGAGATTGTCGTGGATGGTGGTCCGGATGATGCCGCATTAGAAGATGAGATTGATTCGTTACGCCCGATTGGTGTGAATGTTGCGCTTGTCCGACCGACACAGATTTCGGTCACTGTTGATGTGACTGTGACAACAGACGGCGGCGCTGTTGAGCCGACACTGGTTGAGGACGCTATTGCAGAAGATATCGAGAATACACCCATTGGTAATGACTTGATACGCGATAGTATTATCGCAACAATTATGGGTTCAGTTGCGAATATCCGTGGCATTAGAGATCTCACGATCACCAGTAATGGCACAGTTGTGAGTGATGATGTCGCCGTGACGCAGAAGGAACGTATTGTGCTTGAATCAGTCTCTGTCTCCATCTCCGTCGCACCATAACCCAGCGTATAGCGTATCTCATAGTATGTTTACTGACCTCAATAGACTCTCAGGCGATCCTGAACAGACAGAGACAGATGATGACACGACACGCGATACAACTGCTATTGACGCGACTGTAAGCGATAATCTCGCGCTCCCACTGCCACAGGCTGATGATAGTGAAGTACAACAGTTGGCGAGTGGTATTGATGGCGATCTCGCGGCTCTCAGCCTCGGTCTTCGAGATGCAATCGACAGTTACCAGCTGCCACATGCGACCGGGCGTGATCTTGACGAGATTGGGAAAGATTTTGGTCGGCTTGGTCGCCGCCGTGGTCGTGATGATCGCGCATATCGGCAATTTCTGAGTTCAATTGTCCGAGCGTTTGAAGGGCGTGGTACTGTCAGGGACGTGAAATTTGCAGTTGGACTTGGAATCGGTCGTGGACGTGATGATGTGCGTATTGATGAGACGTTTATTGCACGGCAGAACACACAACGCCGTCTGTCACGACAGGAGTTAGGTGTGTTGAGTGGCGAGGGAATTGTGCTATCTGCGATTGGTGGGCGTGAATACGAGTTGACATTGATGGACTGGGAAGCACATCAGTCTGATACGGTGCGAACGCTCGCAGAGCTTGCCGACGCCGTGTCTGTCAGTCTTGTTGAGCCGGTCAGATTACTTGCCGACAGTGCGTCGGTCACACCATCAGCATTTCTTCAGCTTCAGGATGCTGCTGCTCGGACTGTTGTTGCAGATGGGCTATCATCAGAGACACTTGAAGCACTGAGTACCGATGGATTTGCACTGTCGGTGTAGTGGTATGCCAACGCTTTCAAACATCTTCCGGTTCCTATTAGACGATATTAGTGTGACTCAATACTCGTTATGACACTTTTGACAGATATTGGCGTGACGGCGGCGACGGCACTGATCTTAGACAATCTCAGCGATATCGCGGTTGGAACCGGGACAGTTGAAGATAGCTCTGCAACGACACTCGATAACCGAGTACATCGTGCATCACGCGCAAGTCAAAATGTGCAACTCAAAGAATTGAGCACTGAGCCACAAAATACAGAGTATGAACTGACAATCCGAGTTACCGGGGGTATTGAGGTGTCAGAGGGCACTGCGATTAGTGAAGTTGGTGCGTTTATCGCACGTCCTGATGGCACTGTACAACTCACGTTTGTTGACTCATTCGCGCCGGTGACAGTGGACGCAGGACAAACAGAGGAATTTGTCATTCCGGTCAGCGCAGCAAATATATGATAGCGACGGGAGCATCACAGAGGAGATATAATACATATGCACAGCAGAGTATCAACAGTTATGGTGGTGTCGTATAGATGACCAATCTTGTCTTTCCACAGCCCGGTGACTTGCCGGACGCTGCCTATTTTGCGTTTCAATCTGGGCGTGGTGTGTCTGGCATCGTGAGTGGACTGACGTTGAACCCGGACTTTACTGCGCCTGCTGTTACCGTTGCCGGTGGTAAGGCAGTTGTCAATCGTGGGTCAATGACAACCGATCATCCAAATATTACACCCGTGGAGACAGTCCGAGATGCGGTCGCTGTCGCGGAAATTGACGAGACAACGGTCACACTTGATAGTAGCACGGTAAATCATCTCTTCTTTGATGCTGGCGTTGGCAGTGGTGATGATCCGGCGATTATCGCCACAGCGGGCGATACAAAACCGACGACTGCAAGTTTCAAAATCGGAACTGTTGATACACAGTCGAACACAGCGCGTGAGCAATGGAATCTCATATCCGACAGTGGGACGCTAACGTATCCTGATGAACAGGCGATTGATAGTGAAGACGGACAAAATCGACTTTCATCTGGCACGCTTGTGTTTGACCGCACTGCAAGCCGACTCTTTGTAATTGAATAGCGAATATAACACAGCGATGACACGACATATCTAATACAAGTTTCTACATATGGCAAAGAAGACAATCGGACGGACGATCACACAGCTACAGAATACGATTAAGTCGTTCCTTGAAGACACAGCAACAACAATTCAGTCGTTGAATCTTGGATCACTATCACTATCAGGCGATGTTCAGATGAATAGTAATGATATTCAAGATGTAAATCGTCTGAATATTGACGATAGTGGTGGTATTCTGAATGGTGGGTTTGGTGGCTATCGAAATGACCAACAGACGGATACAGACATTGTAAATACAACACCAGCAGGCACAACAAGTTCAATACGCTTCCGAGACTTGGAAAATCTTCAAGACAAACTGCAAATCAACAATGGTGGTGATGTTGATGTCCTCAATTCAGATTTAGATCTGAATGAGAACAAATTACTTAATGCATCGAATGTTGGAACAAGTAATTATTCTGATGCTGATGTGAGTGACTTTATCAACAATACGGTATCTGCATCAGCATCGACATTAACAAGTGGATCATCTGCCACACTGTCAATTACGAATGATACATTTGATATAGGTGTACCAGAAGGACCACAAGGACCACAAGGACCAGAAGGACCAACAGGACCAGAAGGACCGCAAGGAAATCGAGGTCCACGTGGATTTGATGGTGCAGATGGATCAGACGGTTCACAGGGACCACAAGGACCAGAAGGACCACAAGGACCAGCAGGACCAAACGAGATCAATGAAAACACCAGTGTCGTTCATCTATTTAATATGGATGGTTTTGGTATTGCAACGGCAGGTAGTATTGGTTTCGATTCTCCTGATAATGTTTATCCATTCATTACTCATTTCGATGATTTTGGTAATGCAGGTGATTTAGGGCTTTTTGGTCGAGATAAAGTTGTAGCTTCAACTACCTTTACAGCACAAGGAGATATAAACGGTAATTCAAAGAATTTCGTTATTGACCACCCAACAAAGAATAATTATCAACTACGACATGGTGCATATGAGGGTCCAGTCTCAGGTGGACTCATCTATCGGGATACAGTCCGTGTGATAAACGGAACAGCAAAACCAGACTTCCCTGCGTATGTGTTAGATGATGATTTTGGCTCTGATTGGACATCACATATCACCCCCGACGATCATTTTGGATCGGCATATCTTGATACAGATTCATGGACAGTACACGCAGATACTGATGGTAAATACGACGTAATGGTTGTTGGACAACGAACTGATGACGTGATGTTCAAAAATCAAGGTGCTGTCACAACACGGAAGAATGATGAAAAGTGGGCTGAAGCATCAGAACGCTACTTTAACGGTGCAACCGATATTGACTCAATCGAATTTGCACATAACATCTCAGAGCTTGATGAAACCCGTGTGGACAAATTCAGTCAACAACGACAAAAAGTGAAAGAACAGAGACAAGCACGAATTGAAGAAGCAAAGCAAGAACGAAACGAGACGACAGATAGCACGTCAACCGATACAACAACAAACTAATTACAATGGCACGAGAGATTACACTGACATACCGAGGCGAATCGAGTATTGACCCAACTGCAAATCAACAAGCACACACAATAGTTGACCAACTTCTGTCTGTCGCACAGGACTCGTCGTTGAACTTCGGCACCGGAACAATATACATCGAGAATGGAGAAGTGTACTTCCGATTTAATCTTGAGAAGACGGTTCCACTCGCCGATGCACCAACAGCGATTGACACACTCGCACAGAAACTTGTTGATCTGGGTGTTGAACCAGACCTTTCGACAGCAAAAACAAATATTACCCAATCGTAATGCACATCGATCTGACGGCACTGGTCATATCGATGCAAGTCCAACTCCCGATTGAATGGGTGCTTGGCATCCTTGTCACGATTCTCGCGGCAATTCTCACATCACTTGGTGGGCTTGTGAAAATCGCATATGACACATCAAAGCGCGTTGAAACTGTCCTCAAAGGGCAACAGAACGGCGAGAAGGGATTTATCCCACGCCAGCGCAACAAGAACGAACAGTTACACGAGTCACATACAGAGATGCTCGAAGAAATCCGCATCCAAGGCGAGTTATTATCCCAACTCACGTACGCATTTGCTGATATCTCGTCTGATCTTGATGATGAGACGGAGATTGATGTCGATGTCGATATGGAACGGATTGAGCAACTCCATCAACGGAAGCGTGATAGACAGATACACAACCAGAACGCAGACGGAAGTAATACCAAGACAAAGACATAGACATAGATATAGATATGACTTCTGCAAGCGAGAGTGACACAATGATTACACTCCCGATAGCAGGCGAGTTGACATTCAGAGAATGGCACGCGATGGTTGACGGCTTCTACTGTGGCGTGCATACCACCGAGAATACTGACTACACACGCGAGAAACATTATTGGCGGTGTGGATGGCTACTCGGTGACATATACGATCAACGACTACGGTAACAACGACGATAGCGACACCACCAACGACATCCACGACACACTACTATACTATCCACCCATAGAGAAGATGTATATATACATTTGAAATGTACATATACATTTCCAAGACTGGGAGATATACATTTCAGTCTGAATGGTGATGATGGATGTGAACGTGGATGGAAACATGGATGAAGAAGCAAGTGGCGATGATCGCCACTGTCACTATCACTATCACTATCACTAACACTATCACTGTGACTGTGCGAAAACACTTAACAGATGATAAACGCGATATACAGGTACTGACGCCGCATACTGTGTGGACGATGATAACCGCACCCACAATCACGACGATAACCACACGACTAATACCGCAGACGCGAACGCAGACACGAACGACGACACTAACACGACACTGACTTTGAGTTACACCAATGACGACTGATATTATCTTCAACGCCGGTGAGGAACTGCTTATCAAACAAGGATACGACGGACAAACCGTTGAAGTCGCACTCTACAATGATTCATCCGATCAGCTTGGTGAGTTTTCAACAATGAGCGAGGTATCGACCGAGCCGGATGCATCATCCACGAACTACTCACGCCAATCAATCACCCTGAGCGCCTCCCAAAACAATAACAACAACTGGATCGGCGAGAACAGTGAACAGATGCTGTTCGACTTTTCCGATATTATTCAGGGCAGTCCAAATGCACAGGATGTTGACGCCGCGATTGTCATTCACCCAGACTTCGGTGCCATCGCAAATCCATCAATGACAACAATCCGAAACACAGCCGCGTTCGATGAACTCGAAATCGCACCGGGTGACTTCGGAATCGGTGTTGACGGCACCGCAACAAGTGCATAATACCACCGCCTACGTTATACACACAACAAACACAATAGATACGACAGACACGACAGATACGATAGATACGATAGATACGACAGACACGACAGACATACCACATATGATATATTTCATGGAGACACAACAATGCCGGTAGTCACAAACGCTGGTGAGCAATACCTGTTGAACAATGTCGTTGGCGGTCAAACACTGAGTATCGGACTCTACAATACATCCGACTCGCTTGGTGAGACTGATAGCACCGGTGCGATAACGACCGAACCGGGCAATACAAACTACAGTCGTGCATCCACGACGTTCAGTGTCGGTACATCAAGTGGCAGTGCAATCGTCAGTTCTGACAACACTGTCTCATTTGACTTTAGCGATCTTGGGTCGTCCACTGATGTTGATGGCTATTTCATCACTGATGGCAGTGGCACGCTGATTGCAGCTGGTGACTTACAACAGGCGCGTACTATTGGCGGGTCAACTGGGATTCAACAGATTGATGTGCCGTCTGGTGGACCGGCAATTACACTTGAGTAAATTGGAATGATATAAATGGAGTCACATACCTATTCAATCATCCTGCGAGATGTCTCATGGACTGATATTGGCAATGCAGTTGATGCTGTCAAACAACTTGACAGTGATGATAGTATTGAGTTGTTGATTCGACATGACAGCAGTGGTGGGACACTCGATGATGGAACGACATATCAGACAGAAACAAGTTTTTCGGCAACGTACACCTATGCGCTTGGCAATGGTGATACTGCTCTCACTGATTTTGCGATGAAGTTGAGTCAAGTTCCACCGTTGCCTGATGATTCAGCAACGCTCAGAACTGAAATCAAAGAGCGGGGTTGATAGATGGCTGGTTCATGGGGTAGTATTCCTGATATATCGACAGCACGGTATGGTCATGCTGCGACATCAGACGGTAACGGTAATATCTACGCGATTGGTGGTACAACTGGACAAGCAACTTCGTCCGTTGAAAAATGGGATGGGTCGTCATGGAGTAATATTCCTGATATGTCTACAGCACGGTTTACTCATGCTGCGACATCAGACGGTGACGATAATATTTATGTTATTGGTGGGAAAGATCAAGACGCACAAGCAACTTCGTCCGTTGAAAAATGGGATGGGTCGTCATGGACATCACTTCCAAATATCCCCACAAAACGCGAGAATATAGCGGCTGCATCAGATACCAGTGGTAATATCTACGCGATTGGTGGTTCAGATGGAGTAGATAATCTTTCGTCCGTTGAAAAATGGGATGGGTCGTCATGGACATCACTTCCAAATATGTCCACAAAACGCGTGGATCTAGCGGCTGCATCAGACGGTAACGATAATATCTATGCGATTGGTGGTGAGAAGGAAGTTGGTAATGTACTAAAATCAGTTGAAAAGTGGGATGGGTCATCATGGACTACTATTGCTAGTATGTCGAATGAACGGAAAGTCCATGCCTCGACATCAGATGCAAACGGTAATATCTATGCCATTGGTGGTGCAAATGTACAGTTCGCTACTATATATAGTTCCGTTGAAAAATACACAGGACCATCAGCACCATCAGCACCAACTGGACTGACACTAACGGTACAATAATATGGCAACAGTATCGCTTACATGGACACCATCTGCTGACCCACATAGCGCAGAGACCGTCTATCGGAGCACAACACCAAGCCCATCATTCCCCGGCGACTACACCCAAATTGTATCACTCGCATCATCAACCGGGAGCTATGATGACACAAACGCACCCGATACTGGAACAATCTCATACGCGGTCACAGCAACAAATGATATTGGTGAGTCGCCCCCACTAACCGGCTCACTAACGATTGCCAGTGCCTCATCAATTGCAGTATCAGGACAATCACAGCCATCACCGACCAACCCGGTGCAGGTGCCTGTCAATCCCTCCTCAATTGCAGTATCAGGACGAATACGGCTATCACCGACCATCCCGGTGCAGGCGGCTGTCGAACCAACATCAGTCACTACAACGATAAGCCTCAGTGCGATTGCTATTGAACTACCGGGCAGTGAGATCATCAGTGGTGTGGTGCTCGATGGGCAGGGCAGTCCAGTTGCATCAGCGCGGGTGTACGTTTGGGAAGCGGGTGTGTCAGAGGGACCAGTAAAAGTTGTGACAACAGACGCGAATGGTGAGTATGACTGTGCGACACACCCCGCTGGTGATGGAACACAAAAACAGTGGCACGTCGCGACAGGTGGTGGGACGCTTGCTGGGTATGCATATCAGACACGCCCATACGTATCGGCACAGTTAGCGAGCAACGCATGA